CAAAGGAACATGTAATGTAACCATTGAGGGTAACTCCAACGTAAGAATACAGAACGATTCAAACATACAGGTTCTTGGTAATGCCAACCTGAATGTCACTGGAAATCTAAAGCAAGCAGTTGGCGGCAACTATCAGATTCACGTTGGTGGTGAGTTCCATGTTGATGCGTCGATGATATATTGGAACAGTCAAAAGGCAACTGGCGTAGCACTTCCAACAGAAGGAGCAACTGGTGTCCCTAGCTTTGGTAGATTGACCACTCCATCGCGCTCTAGCGAGATCGACGCAAACTATGAGACGCCGGAAGAAGGAGATCCTGAAGATTTCGTCAATGAAGGTGTGAAAGCTGGAACGATTGAACAGCAAGAGACTCCAACAGAACCAGTTGAGGAGACGGAAGTGCCTGAGAAAATCGCTGAACCTATTAGCACTGAATGCGGATCTGATATCGCAAATGGAAGTCCATTCAACAGATCGTTTAGATTGTCCGATAACTTCACTCTTGGTAAAGTTTGCACCGGAAGAAGCGGGATTCCTTCTGGCGTCAACTATGGCTTGAGTGACAAAGAGATTGTTTGTAATCTGCGCTTATTGGCAGTCAACTGCCTTGAGCCGATTATCAAGAAGTATCCAAATATGATCATAACGAACACGTGGAGATCTGAAGCTGACAATATTGCAGTTAAGGGTTCCAAGACTTCAGATCACTTAACAGGATGCGCAGCTGATATTCAGTTCACTGGTTTTGATCGCAATAAATACTATGAGGTAGCGCAAGACATACAACAATTAGTTCCTGCGTATAAACAGTTAATACTGGAATACAAAGGTGAGACGACTTGGATTCATATATCGTTTAAGAAAACCAATAACTCAATGCAGGTGTTAACAATGGATGCGTCGAAGAATAAAGTGATCAAATCGGGTGGGTTCGTCCTAGTTTAATATGCCAGGCGTTTCTTACCTCGGAGCAAACTGTACTGGTCATGGTGATTGGCCACCGCGACCAAATACATCTGCTTCTTCGAATGTATTCGTTAATGGTATCGCTGTCCATAGACAGAGCGATGGGTGGGCAGTTCATTGTAACTCCGATCCTCAATGTCATGCCAGCGCATTGAGTGCTGGTTCATCGACTGTATACGTTAATAATTTACAATGTTCAAGAATAGGAGACCCAGTTGCTTGTGGTTCGGTTATAGCTCAAGGATCTTCGGACGTTTTTAGCGGATAAAATAAATGGCACTAAAACCAAGAACATTTGTTGACTTTGATGCGAGCTTTATGCCGAATCCAGTCACAGGAGATCTTTCAATTAGAACTGATGAGCAAGCTATTAAGTTTGCTGTTCGTTCATTGATACTGACGAATTACTTTGAGCGACCATTCCAATCTGGATTGGGATCTCCTGTCGGAAGGCTCTTATTTGAAAATATGGGTCCCAACTTTAACATTATTCTAAAACAAAGTATTATTGACACAATAAATAACTATGAGCCAAGAGTTGATGTTATTGATGTTTCAGTTAATGAGTTGAACGACAGAAATAGTGTTGAGATAACAATAACATTCAAAATAAAAAATACAGAAAAGCCGATAGAACTCGCTGTAACTCTAAAGAGAACTAGATGAGCAACAATAATATAAGAACAGATGCTCTCGATTTCGAAGAGATCAAAGAAAACTTAAAAGAATATCTGAGAGGTCAAAGTCAATTCAGTGACTATGACTTTGATGGATCAGCCATGAGTATTCTATTGGATATTCTAGCTTACAACACTCATTATAACTCGCTGTACACAAACATGGCGGTTAATGAGATGTTCTTGGATAGCGCAACGAAATACTCGAGCGTTGTTTCTCTGGCTAAGACCCTTGGATACACTGCAAGATCAGTGACCAGTGCAAGAGCAAAGGTAAATGTTATTGTCGAGACGGACGCATCTTACAGTTCTTTGATACTCCCAAGAGGTACTATATTCACGGGTTCTGTTGGTACTGAAGAATTTGACTTTATTGTTGATAGCGATTATCAAGCTCAGAATATATCAGGAACGATAACTTCCGGGAAATACAGATTCAACGATGTTGTTCTTATAGAGGGAACTCTAATGAACAAACGTTATACTAATAAAGAAGGCGTCGAGTTCGTCGTACCAAGCAAACAAGCTGACATGTCAACGTTGACTGTTAAAGTTCAGGACAATGCTTCGTCTTCCAACTACGTTGGTTTTGGTAAAGCTGACAGTGTATTGACGGTTGATTCTTCCAGTAATGTTTTCTTCGTTAGACAAAGAGAAGATTTGTACTATGAAGTTTACTTCGGTAATGGAACTATAGGTAAAAATATTAGCGCTGGTAACGTAGTTCACCTTAACTATGTTCTCAGTTCTGGTATTAATTCTAATTACGCTGGTTCATTCGCTTACTCATCCGGCATTGGTTTTGATTACAGTTCAATAGTCGTTGAGACAGTTGAAACTGCAACTGGTGGTTCTGATCTAGAAGAAATAGATTCGATCAGATTTAACGCACCACGAGCATTCTCAACACAGAATAGAGCAGTGACTATTGAAGATTATAAAAACATACTCTACTCCAATTATCCATACATTGATGCTATAACAGCTTGGGGTGGTCAGGAAAATGACCCACCAATATATGGTAAGGTGTTTATTAGTATTGCACCTTCAGCTGGATTCACACTAACAGAAGCTCAAAAAATAGATATCGTCAATTTCCTTAAGAATTCGAAGGGTGTTGTATCAATAACTCCTGAGATAATTGATCCAAAATATATAAAAGTTGAATTGACGTCTAATGTGTATTATAATAAAAACACAACTAGAAGAACTCCAGGTGAAATACAATCAATAGTTAAGTCATCCATAGAAAGATACGCAGAAACTCTTGGTAAGTTCGGATTCGCATTTAGACATTCCAAAGTCAATTCTCTGATAACTGCTGCAGATGACGCTATAACAAGTAACATCACGACAATAAGACTACGGGTGGACGTAATTCCTCAATACAATAAGAATTACAAATATGATGTCAAAATAGGAAATCCAATTTATCAAAATCCGGCTGGTGGTTCTTTCCTATCAACTCGTTTTTATATAAATAGTTCAACTGTAACCGACAGGTGCTATTTGAAAGACGATGGTCGTGGCAACGTTCTGTTGTTTTCCGAGGATACAAAGGGTGTTGCCAAATATATAATGAAGGTTGGAACTATAAATTATAAGACTGGATCTGTATCAATCACAGAAATAAATATAAAGGGACTATACGATGAAATGTTGGAATTCGTCGTAGCTCCTCTTTCTTTTGACATAATACCAGTTAGACAGTACATCATATCATTACCAGCAGACTTAATTAAAATAAATATGTTGATTGATAACGTTGAAACTGTTGGTTCAACAAATACAAGCTATAATTTCTCGTCTAGCAGATAATGTCACTCTTACAACTAAGATCAACTGCTAAAGCATCGATAGGCAGCCGAGGCAAATTAGAAATACTTCGCCGTCGTCATGACGACGTAACGGTTAGAGATTGGGTACAAGAACAGTTCCCGGAGTTCATACAGTCTGATTATCCTAGGATGATTGAATTCATCCAGACGTATTATTCTTATATAAGCACTAAAACTGAAAATGGTGAGATAGATGATATTAGAGATATTGATTTCACCAGCGGCGATTTCTTATTACGAATAAGAAAAGAATTTTCGTATAATGCGTCAAAATTTGATTTTCTATCTGAACCAGAATTTATCAGACACGCAAAAGAATTCTATGCGTCAAAGGGTTCGGAAGAATCAATAAAATTCTTATTCAGAGTGTTGTTTAATGATGATGTTGAGGTAGAATATCCATCCGATAGAATTTTCACCCCATCAAGTGCCCATTGGGAACAACTGAGATCGATAAAGGTAATGCTAAAACCCAATTCGATTACTCCTGATAATTTTATTGGCAGTTATCTAACAATAAGAAACAGTAAAAACATCAGTCAAATAATAGAAGTAGATGATGTTGTTGATATAACAACTAAAGTTGATGAAGATGAGCTGTCGGTTTATTTTGAGATATTTACCCAAACAGACATTTATATTGATGTTAAAGTTGGCGACGTCGTTTTTGGGAATGATTTTGATGCCACAATACAACCGTCTTTGGTATCTGTAAGAATATTAAACAGAGGTAATAATTTTAGAATTGGTCAAGTTATTAAACTAGATGGAGCGGTTGGGTCTGGGGCAGTCGCAGTTATAAGTTCTATAACAAACAATGGCGGGATAAAGTCAATAAAACTAATTCAGTTTGGTAAAAACTATTCAAACAATTTCTACGTTAATGTAGAGCCAGAGGGTGTTTTCGCAGACGCTGGCTCTACATTTGAGAGTTCCAGTACTAATGCAGATTATAATATTGGTATAAATGATTCTCAAACGAATTATGAAGAACGAATGAATTTGTTAGTTTCAGACTATGTATTAAACGATTCACCTGATGCAATTAGATTTTATGTAGCTCCAGCCTACATAGGGGAATATAAATCTCAGAATAAGTTTGTTCAGACTTTTTATGCTGATGAACAAATATATGGTTTGTTATATTGTTCCGTTGGACCAATTTCAAAATATCCAGGAAAATTTAGAAACAAAATTGGGGCACCTTCAGATTACAGTGTTCTTCAAGATGGTGAATTCTATCAGAGTTTCTCGTATAAGTTAAAATCCAAGTACGATATCAATCTGTATAAAGACGCGCTGACAACATTTGCTCACCCAGCTGGATTGAAGATGTTCTCCGAGTACAGCATCGAAGATAAATTTGATACTGAGGCAACGATAAAATTAGTTGAAGTGGATAATCCAGTGTTACAGAAAGACGACTGGGGGTATCTATATGGAACAGCTTCAGTTATTGTTAAAGCGGAAGGTGTTTTCCCTGAAGGAAATTCTTTGGAATCTTCGCCGACTAATAATTATTCTAATTCAACGACTGCAGTTTATTTGACTGTGTTAAATAATCTTGCGTATACTTCACAAATTACCGAAGAATCTGTAAAGGTGTATGCAGTAGGTAGTTTAAAGAAGAAAGGTTAATTAAGTGTTTTCCGATACAATAAATGTAAAAGGTCGTCTTAAAATTAAAAAATATGACGAGAACAAAAACCTAATAGAAGAACACGATTTTAAGAACCTTGTTGTTTACAATGGTAAAAAACTAATCGCTTCTAGATTGTTTGCTGACGCAACGCCAGCAATCAATATAACATCGGCTTCCGGAAACGGAACCCAGGTAACCTATAATTTCTCCATCAGGTCAACTACTCCATATTATGTTGGTCAAAAAATAAAAGTTGTTGGAATGGGAACGAACACGTATAATGGGTTGTTTAGGGTTTTGTCATGCACAACTTCTGCAGTAACCGTGTCTCACAATGCAACCGGAGACGCTGGCGTCAATGGAACAATATCGTCATTAAATAACGGAATTATAACTAAAATGGCGATTGGGGAAGGTCCAACCACCCCATCCCTGGCTGACACTGGATTATACGTCCAAAAGGGCGAAGCGAACTTATATTCAGTCGAAACTTCTCTTGAAGATGGAGATTCTTCTGTGGTTTATATCGCTTTGTTTGAGGCTGGAGTTGGAACGAATACCCCTGGAACGCCACTAACTGAAGCTGGGTTATTCACGAGTGATGGTATAATGATGTGTAGAACAACATTCACTCCAGTCGATAAACTTTCGACTCAATCGCTTGAGATTTTCTGGACAGTAACTATAGCGTAATTATATGGCATCAATAATAACAAATAAGCTAAGAAAATCCATCGCGCAGAGTATCTACGAAGATATACTATCTCGTCGCAATAATTACTACTACTTCTTCGGTAACCCGGCAAATGGGGTCAATCTAGAAACTACTCCGTTATCGACGAGGGAGTATGAAGGTAAAGTCAGACGAAATATGGTTGCCGCCAATCGTTTATACGCTAACGATGTGGCATTCGTTGTTCCTAGATTCAACTGGTCGTCTGGTCAGGTTTATGATAAAGTTTCTTCATTGGAAACTGGCGTAATACACCCCGTAAATGGACCGAAGTTTTATGTCTACGATGATCAGAATTACAGAGTCTATAAGTGCATTGATAATAATTACGGTGCAGCCTCCACAGTAAGACCAACATCGACTTCCGCTTATAATGTGACTACTGCAGATGGTTACGTCTGGCGTTACATGTATACGATACCAGCAGGAATGCGAAATAAGTTTCTAACTGCTGACTATCTTCCAGTCTTCAATTCTCTACAGAGTAGATATTACTCGGACGGTGGTCTCAACGAACTCGTGATCGTCAAATCTGGGTCAGGGTACGCTCAAGCTACAACTTGGATTGAGGTTGTTGGGGATGGCACCGGAGCAGTTTTAGAACCAGTGATTTATAACGGTCAGCTTGGCGATGTAATCGTGAGAAATCCAGGAAGGGATTACACAAAAGCGACTCTTATCGTTCGTAGTTCGGCTTCTGGTCAAGGCGCAGAAGTCGTCGCGGATCTTAATGTTGGCGACTTAGATAGTGATCAAGCTCTTGTTGAATTGCTCTCAACGCCAGGAACAGTCGACTCCATTGATGTGACAACTATAGGAACTGGTTACGCGCCAACAAGTAATGATGGAACTGGTTCAACTGTTAAGATAATTGGTGATGGTTCTGGTGCGACCGCTCAATTGATAGTTAACGCGGATAACACAATTTCAAGAATTAAGGTAACAAATCCAGGTACTGGCTATTCATGGGCTCAAGCTGTTGTCACCCCTCAAACTAATCCAAGTAGAACATCATTGCTTGGAACATATCCAGCAGTTGTTGATGTTGTATGTAGAGTGAACGTTTCTCAAAATCTTGGTCATGGTCGAGATGCAGTTGACGAATTCCATTCTAACTCTTTGATGTTCCACAGCAGCGTCTACACTGACAGATTATCGGACTTCGATGTTGTTGCCACTTATAAACAGCACGGAATTATCAAGAACATCAGAAATTATGATTATAGTGTTAACATACACGATCAAGTTTCCCCCAAAAGATATCAAGTTGATGCAGACTTTGGACCAATAATCAACTTCTACGGTGGTGGAGGTCAAGGTGCCGTTGGTCGAGTTAATGTGACGGGAAAGAATATTCAAAACATCTTTCTTGAAGATGGCGGGAAAGATTATACTTCTGTTCCGACGGTCAATATAACTGGTGGCGGTGGTTCCGGTGCTTCCGCCGTAGCAACGATTTCCGCAAGAGTTGATTCAACATCGATGGCGTCAGCTATAAGTTACGGCGGCGTTGGATATTATTCTCCACCACAAGTTATTCTGACATCAACTACTGGATCTGGAGCCAGAATAACTTCTTCTATTAGCACTGGGGTTGGTGCAATTGATATAACCAACCAGGGAAGTTCTTATACGAGTGCTCCAACAGTATCATTCACTGGAGGTGGCGGTGGAACTGACGCAGCAGCAACTGCTTACGTTAACAACGGTAAAATTATAAAGGTTGTTGTCACGAATCCTGGAACTGGATATACAGCCGCGCCGACTGTAGTTTTCACCGGGACTGGTATTAATGCTGCGGCAACTGCGGTATTAACAGGCACAACATCAGCGTTGACATTAAACAGTTCCGGGAGCAAATACCAGTCATCACCAAGTGTTTCTTTCCGGGGTTCTTGTGGGGTGTCTGATATTAAAATTATTGACTCTGGTGAAGGGTTCACATCAAATCCAACAATATCCGTGACTGGCGGTGGTGGAAATGGCGCTACAGCAGAAGCATTTGTTGAAAACTGTATTAGAAAAATAACATTGACGAATCAAGGAAGCGGGTATACATCGGCTCCGACTGTTGATATTTCCGGTGGTGGCGCAGGAGCTGGTGGAGCATCAGCTACTGCAGTTGTTTCCAATGGTAAAGTCACGGATATTATAATAACAAGTAGAGGATATTCATTCACTTCAATACCAACCATTTCTTTCACTGGTGGTAGCGGAAGTGGAGCTCAAGCTGTAGCGTCAATTGGTGCTGGTATAGTTGCTGTGAATATAACGAATCCTGGATCTGGTTACACATCAACCCCAACAATAAATGTAGTTGGTGGAGGGACAAATAGAAAAGGATTTGTATTCGAGCCTGTTCTTGGAACTGCATCTGCACAAGTTGGAATAATTGGGTCGGTTTCTTCTATAACAATGACAAGTCAGGGAAATAACTACACTTCAACGCCAACTGTTTCATTCAGCGGTGGTTCTGGAACTGGCGCGCTAGCTTACGCTAAGGTTGTAGGGCAAGTATCTTCCATAACTATGTTAGATTATGGTTATGGATACGTGTCAACTCCAACTGCTGTCATAAGCGGCGGTGAGGGAGTAGGTGCGGTTATAAATGCTATAATTTCCGGCGGCGGTATAACCAGTTGTTCTGTATCAAAAGGTGGTAGTAATTATATACTAACTAAATTCGCTAATTTTATCGTTGGAAGTGTTTTGGTCGACGAGGCTAATAGAGAATTCACTATAATGAGCGCCAACACCAACAACAAAACGAGCAGTTTGATAATAAGATCTAATTCCGGCTTCGTTCTTCCAGGAGCAGTTGTTAAGTTAAGAAAGAAACTAACTTCTGATTACTTTATAACGAAAACGACTTTAAGCCAAAGATTCGTCGAGTCAAGATTCCCAAGTGCTTGTTATACAGTTTCTGGTTTCTTTGATGTTAATTCTGTTCCGGATGGTTCTATAATGACAATCACGGATCAAACGAACGGTGATAAATACTACAGAGTTATATCAACCCTTGAACAACAAGACAGCGGTTTCAACAGATTGTTGCTGCAACCACTAAATGGCGGGCGAATAAATACAAATATGAGTATATCTGGTCCAGTGACATTCACGGTTACTGCAGTTACTGAGCCAGAGATTGACTCAAGAACAGGCGACGTCTTGATGATAGCGAACAGTTCAACTGAATTCACACAAAATCAAGACCAAACTCTTTCATTCAGAACGGTAATAAATTTCTAATATGAGCAATTACAATATCGATCCTTATTTTGACGATTTCGAACCAACGAAGAACTACGTCAAGGTTTTATTTAAACCAGGAGTTCCGGTTCAAGCTCGTGAGTTGACGCAGATGCAATCTGCTATACAGCAGCAGATAAAATCAATCGGCGGTTTCTTGTTCAAGAATGAGTCGCTTGTCCTCGGCGGCGAAAGCTCCAGATTTAACGTTGTATTCGTGGATGTCGTTAAGGGTGACATCAGTGATTATGTTGGAAAGATTTTAATTTCTCAGACTAACAAGAGCAAGATAAAGGTTGTTGCATATAAGAATAACGTATCTGCTGGTGTTTCCCGTCTGTATTTCTCATATCTAAACGGAAACAAATTAAGCGCTGGCGAAATTTTAAATGAGAATGCCACCGTAACTACAGTTGGTGAACTCATCTTAACAAACAATGCTGAGCATATTGGAACCGCATCGGCATTTAAATTACAAGAATCCGTATTCTACGTTAAGGATTATTTTGTAGTCGCTCCATCCCAAACAATAATTCTTTCAGATAATGCGTTACCGACTGTAAAGGTTGGATTAAGAGTCACTGAACAGATTATTTCTTATCAGGAAGATGAGACTTTATTGGATCCATCATCCGGAACCTTGAATTATGCAGCTCCAGGAGCTGACAGAGTGCAAATTTCACTTGATCTTGTCACTGCAAGTTACAATCCAGTCGCGGAATCTGATGCGGAATTAATGATTGAGAGCACTGAAGATAATTTCATAGAATTAGCTAGATATAGAGCTGGTGTTTTAATAAAATCATTGAAGAATCCAAATCTTGGTGCTCTAGAGGATGTTCTTGCACGTAGAACCTATGATGAATCCGGCAATTATACGGTAAAGCCATTTAAAGCCAAAATCACCAACAATGTCAAGAAAGACGTAGATAAATTATCAATCTCAATTGAACCAGGTAAAGCATACGTTAAAGGGTACGAGTTTGAGACGACGTCTACTATAACTATCGATCTGGATAAAGCACGAGATTACGAGTCGGAAGAAAATTCACTCAATGAAGCTGCATACGGCGATTATTTCATCGTTAATAATCCGACAGGAACATCGATCGATTATTCAGCAGTTCCGCAGATAAGTATTAGAAATTCGTCAAATACTCAAATCGGTACTGCGTACGTATCGTTCGTTAAGGCGATATCAACGACACAATTAAGAGTATACGTAACTAATGTCGTTATCGATTCACCGTATTCTATATCTCAAGCAAACAATCTTTACAGCAATCCCTGGACCGCTGTAATTGACACCGCTAACACAGAGAAGTTATACCGTGCCAAGAAGAGTCCACTTTTAATCAAACTAAAAGATTCACCAACAAAATCAGTCGTTGACACCAGTTACATTTCCCAGATAAAAACTTCTGGAACTGCAACCGCTACAACTCTTTCCCCTAGCATTAGTATAACAACTGAGGGGAAAGCATATATTTCTTCTGACCCGCTGGATTATGTTGTCATAAAACAAGACGGCACTCGTGCAACGTCAATATCGTCCGTTTCCGTAAGTGGATCTTCATTCACTCTAACTGGATCATTCACGAATGGGGCGGTGTATGATATATATGCAAAGATATCAGTATCGACCCAAGCAAAAGGTAAGACTAGAACATCAACTACTGTTTATCTAACTAATTCAGCAGCCTCAAAAATAACTCTCGGCGTTTCTGATGTTTATAGAATAGTTAGTATTGTTGCAAAACATTCTACCAATACAGGAACTGTACCAATAGATGTCACAAACAAGTATTCTCTTGACAATGGTCAAAGAGATTACGTGTACGATAACGCGTCACTGGTATTAAAACCTGGAAATTTACCAGCTAGTCCATCAATTTATAACAGATTGGTTGTTACCTTAGAATACTTCGTGCATGGATCTTCGGAAGGGTATTTCTCAATTAACTCTTATGATATCACCAACTCTAACGATAACTTGGTGGTTCCATATGAGAATATACCATCATTTAATTCAGCAAGTGGTGAACTTGTTTCTTTAAGAGATGTTATTGATTTCAGACCAAGAAGAGCAAATATTGCCAATTTCCCAGGAACAGAGGGCTCTCCTATTGGAACCACCGTTAGTTCTAACATAGTTGGAAGCGAAATTTGCGAACCCGGGAATTACGTCACAACAGACTATGAATATTATCTCGCAAGAACTGATAAACTAATAATAACTAAGGAAAAGAGATTTGATTTGATTCGAGGCGTTCCTTCCAAGAACCCATCGATACCCGCTGATTTACCTGATGCGATGACGATTTATAACATTCAGGTTCCTGCATACACATTCAGCGCAAGAGAAGTCAAACTTGAATTCATCGAAAATAAGCGATACACTATGAAGGATATCGGGAAAATCGATAACAGAGTTTCCCGAGTAGAATATTACACAGCTATGTCATTGCTTGAAAAACAAGCATCTGATGAAACGATTCTTAATGCTTCCGGGATGGATAAATTCAAGAATGGAATTTTAGTTGATTCTTTTGCTGGATTTGGTGTAAGTGACGTAGGATCCGCGCAATATTCCGCTTCTATTGACAGCGTATCGAGAATTTTGAGACCAAGATTCGCCAAACAGACTGTTGAGTTTGATATCAATAGAAGTGAAACATCATCCAGCGCATATTCTTTAGAAGAAGAATTGATAACTCTTCCTTATTCAACAGAAGTCATTCTTAATAATTCTCAACCAACGAATTGGGCTGACATCCAGAGATATGCATCATTTGAGTGGAATGGGGAAATAAAATTATCACCTTCTTCTGACACCTGGTCCGATCAAACTCAGTTGCCAGACGTTGTTGTTAATGTCAATGGCAATAACGACGCATTTACCGTCTTGGCTGACAATGTTGAAAACCCTGCATCAACTGGCGTGAAGTGGGCAGACTGGCAGTTTGTTGACAAGGGTGTTGATGTATCGACTGCAGTCAAGTCCTCAGACAATGTCAAAACAGAATTAACAAACGGAACTTCTGGTAAAGCAATCCAGACTACCGCAACCACAACAACCACAACAACCACAACAACTGTAAACGATCTTTATTACGCATCTGGTATTGAGGTTGATAGATCGTCAATTTCAACTGTCACTCGAGATCTCGGTTCCAAGGTAGTGGACACTTCGCTCGCCACATTCATACGACCAAGAATCGTTAATTTCGCAGCTTCTAAATTGCAACCAAACACTGTGGTGTACACATCATTCGATGATGTGGAGGTAACCTCTCGCTGTGTGCAAGCTCCAGCGATATATCTCAAAACGGTTCCTGGCGCCACGAAAGTCAGAAAATCAGGAACGTCTAAAGAAGCGGACGTTATTCTTCTTAAATCAAATAAGGCATTCGTTAAGATGGTGTCTGGCGAATACCTTTTCGAAGCTGGTGACTCAGTTGAATGGTATAAGAAAGGTTCTTGGGTAAGCGGGGAAACTATAAGCGATGTTGTGTATTCGTCGACCGCTTCTCTGGCAACCGATGAAGCTGGTGATATAGCGGGTTATTTCAGCATACCAGCATCAACCTTCAGAACTGGTGAGAGAGTTTTCAGAATTGCCGATGATCTTGGTGATTATGCAAACACTGCAGCTGAGGCAAAATACGTTGCGATGGGTCTGGCGATGTCCTTACAAAAAGACATCATATCAACAAGAGTGCAGACTGTTTCAATAAATCCAGTATCTAAAACAAAGGTAAAGACGACAGTTAACGTTTCTGAATCCTCCACTGTTTCAACAGTGAAAAAGGATGTGACTGTTCGTTGCGGTGACACCGCAACTGGATCTGGTCGTTCTGGAAAATTCACATACGATATCGATTTTGGAACTGATATTGGTTCTTGTGGAGTTAACTATGATCCGTCAGGAATCCCAGATCGTTATACTATTATTTGGAATGGAACGGAATATACAACTGGTTTCAGAGGAGACTCAGCATATAACAGTCAGTTGAACTCTCGTGGATACCCATCAGTTACGAGTGTTATAAATGACAACAACCCAGTTTCCGGAAAACTTAGATTCAAAAAAACGTCAATATTCCCGACCAAAGCTCAGCTAATAGTTGATGCCCCGCTGGCGGGAACCGCGTGGAAATGGAAAATTGTTTGCCCAGGGAAAACCGACAATCTGTTGCCTGAAACAACTCCAACTCTAGATGTTGTTGTTGATACACCAGCATCTGTAACTTTGTCATACACAGGAACAAATACAGATGGCGTAGTTTCCCTCTCAAATCCGCCAACAGCAGTAACTTATAAGTTCACAATAAGCGTTAGCGGAAATCAAACAATACCAGATGGGACTCCGATAACTCTGAATTCTTTGACAAGAACGGAACAAACAAACGGTCGTTGGTCTTCCTTTGTTTCTGGGACGACTTTTAGATATAATGGTAACGTAGTTTCTCTGCCAATGGCTTTAGTCACCGGAAAGAGTTATACGTTTGAAGCTACGTTTGAAACTACTTCGAATGCCAGAAATAATACAACGACTATATTCGGAACAACAAAGGCACCGATTTGCACTATTTCTGCGAATGTGTCTCTTGTCACTGCAGTTGAGGGTACCAACGCAGCAGATAGTGGTTCAGACACCACTACTGTATCTTCTACTTGGATTTTAACTTACGTTTCCACAGCAACATTCGATGCTGGAACTGCAGATGATCCACTGGCACAAACTTTCTTCGTGTCTTCAAGAGAAAACCCTGATGGTATTTTCGTAGATTCAGTTGATCTTTTCTTAAAGAAAAAGAGCACCGACGAGGACGCACCGATAACTGTTTCTATAAGAACAACAGTTAATGGATACCCCTCATCATCTGAAGTATTGCCTCTTGCAACATGTACTAAACATTCTAGAGAAATAACTGTCTCAGAACCATCCGCAACTACAAAAGTAGCTACTAACTTTAAGTTCGAAGCCCCGATATTCTTATCTCCTGATACGGAATATGCTTTAGTTGTTGGATCTCCTGTGAATGATTTCCAGCTGTACATATCAAGAATCGGGGAATTTTTACTTGGTTCTCCTAATGTTAGAGCAACAAAACAACCGTTAACCGGATCTATATTTTATAGCGGTAACGGAAGAACTTGGACTGCTGAACAGACGGACGATCTATGTATGAGATTGAGAAAGTGTGTGTTCCCAGTTAATACTGTTAAATCAATAACTCTCAATTCAGTTGCATCTAAAGCTCAGATGAATTCTGAAAAGATTGACTATGATTTGTTATTCGTTGACGGTGAAATACTTGACTTCTCATCAACGAATGTTGATTATTATTATAAGACTGCTCAGTTAACTGGCTCCGTGTTCTCCAAGGATAGTAATTGGACGCCGTATCAGTTAGGAAGTAATGTTACAATGAAGAGCAGAAGATCGTTGGATCCGGATAATGGAACATCATTGAGATTCCTTTGTAATATTTCAACCACTAATCGTGATGTTTCTCCTGTTATTGACTTGTCTAGACTCTCCGCTGCGTTAGTTCAAAATATCATCAACAACAATAATAACAGCGAAACTGAAAACTCGTCCGCAACAATAACAAATGTTGTTGCAACCACCACTGAAGTCACTATAACAACTTCTGGAAGTCATGGCTTCTCGGTTGGTGATACGGTGTATGTCTCCGCTGAAGAAACGATCGCTGTTAATGGAATAGCAGTTTTAACTTATGCTTCCGGCACCACGCTAAAGTATAATAAGGTTGGAACTGCCTCGAGTTTAGCACAAGGGGGAACTGTTCTAAGAAGAGCTCAAGCTCTTTCTAGATATATCACTCGAAAGGTAACTCTAAACTCAGATTTTTATTCTGATGACATGAAAGTGTATTTCTATGCGAAAATACCTTCTGGTTGTAACGTCGTTCCTTATTACAGAGTCACTTCGTTGACCGATGCTATACTTGAGGATAATCCATGGGTTCCAATGACTTTAGAATCATCTGGTACCATAACACCAGCTGGATACGTTGAGTATAAGTACAAGACCCCATACACAAACGGCGATTCTGATTCCGTTGCTCTTTCTACTGGAGAAAGATTTGGAACATTCGCTGTTAAACTGGTGTTATTATCAAACGATACAACGAAGGTTCCTCTCGTTAAGGATCTTCGAGTTCTTGCTTTAACTAATTAATGACAGACTACGCTAAAGTCATAGATTCACCGGGTCTTGTAAGAGACCCGCATTCGAAAGCCATCATAGCAAATGATTCCTCCGCTCTAATGGAGCATAGGAAGAAAAAGGCTATGATGGCTTCATTGCTAAATAAAAATAAGACTTTAGAAAACGAAGTCAGACAGTTAGATGATCGTTTATCCAAAATGGAAAACCTTCTGGAACGAATAATACAAAAATTAGAAGAGTAATATGGCAAACTTAGTTTATCGAAAAGGCTCTATACCAAACCAAAATGCGTCAACTGCATATAAAGGATCCCCACTTTCCAATGATGAGTTAGACGGTAATTTTAGAGGTATACAGGCTGAATTAGACATCAAAGCTCCGATAAACAATGCAGTTTTCACTGGAACCACCACAATACCAACTGCTGATATTAACGGCGGTGCGATAGATGGAACAGCAATAGGAGCAATCACTCCGTCGTCCGGAGTGTTCACAAGTTTGTCAACGACTAGCAGCGCGACCATTGGAAGTGATACTTCAGACGTTCTTTTCATTCAATCTGGTGCAGTAGCTAGTCCAGGAATAACATTCGTTGGCGATGTGGATACTGGTCTTTGGAGACCAGCAGCAAACACAATTGCTGTTTCAGCTGGAGGTTCTGAAAAGATTCGCGCAACCACAACCCTAGTTACTCTAACTGGTAATACATCGGTCACGGGAACTCTTGCTGTCGGAAGCGATATTTCTGTAAACACGAATAAGTTCACAATTGTAGCAACTTCAGGTAACACTAGCATAGCTGGAACATTAGGCGTAACTGGAGCAACAACTCTTAGTTCGACTTTAGGCGTAACTGGAGCAACAACTCTTAGTTCGACTTTAGGCGTCGTTGGTGACGTAACTGTCAATACCAATAAGTTCACAATCACAGCTGCTTCAGGTAACACTAGCATAGCTGGAACTCTAGGTGTAATAGGCGATGTTTCCGTTAATACCAATAAGTTCACAATCACAGCTGCTTCAGGTAACACTAGCATAGCTGGAACATTAGGCGTCACTGACGCAACTACTCTTAGTTCGACTTTAGGTGTTACAGGAGCTACAACTCTCAGCTCCACTTTAGGCGTCGCTTCTCTTGCTACGTTTAGTGGTGGAGTCACCATATCAGGAAACACGACTGCAGCGACAGAATACTTTAGAATAACCGATGGAGCAGGAACCCCAGTAACCAAGTTCCTAGTCGATTCTGCTAACGGAAATACTACGGTTGAGGGAACACTAAGTGTCAATGGAGCCACGACTCTAAGCTCCACTCTTGGTGTCGCTGGTAACTTATCGGTTAATACCAATAAGTTTAACGTTATAGCTTCCAGCGGCAATACGGCTATTGCTGGTACGCTTGGTGTCACAGGAGCCACAACTCTTAGTTCGACTTTAGGTGTTACTGGAGCCACAACTCTAAGCTCTACTCTGGATGTTACTGGAGCCACAACTCTTAGTTCGACTCTAGGTGTTACAGGTAACGTATCGGTCAATACCAATAAGTTCACAATCACAGCTGCTTCAGGTAACACTAGCATAGCTGGAACTCTGGACGTTACTGGAGCCACAACTCTTAGTTCGACTCTAGGTGTTACAGGTAACGTATCGGTCAATACCAATAAGTTCACAATCACAGCTGCTTCAGGTAACACTAGCATAGCTGGAACATTAGGCGTCACTGACGCAACTAATCTAAGCTCTACTCTTGGTGTTACTGGTAACGTTACCGTAAACACGAACAAGTTCATAATTACAGCAGCATCCGGTAACACCAGCATAGCTGGAACTCTGGACGTTACTGGAGCCACAACTCTTAGTTCGACTTTAGGTGTTACAGGAGCCACAACTCTAAGCTCTACTCTTGGTGTTACTGGTAACGTTACCGTAAACACGAACAAGTTCATAATTACAGCAGCATCTGGTAACACCAGCATAGCTGGAACTCTTGGTGTAACAGATGCAACAACCCTAAGTTCTACTCTAGGAGTCACTTCTCTTGCTACGTTTAGCGGTGGTGTTACACTTTCTGGTAGCGAAACGGCAGCAACAGAATACTTTAGAATAACTGATGGCGCAGGAACCCCAATAACCAAGTTCCTCGTCGATTCCGCTAACGGTAACACCAGCATAGCTGGAACTCTATCTGTCACTGGCGCGACTGCTCTAAACGGCGGATTGACTATGGACACAGACAAGTTCACAGTAGCGGATGGAACTGGCGTAGTAACTGCTGGCGCATCTATCACTCTACAACACTCAGGCAACGCAATCGCCATTGTTGGCAACTCTGGTTCCACAACTGCTAATGTCTTTAATACAATAAGCACGACGTTGAACTTTGGTGGAGCTGGAACTTCGATCAGCATTGGTTCTTCTTCAGGAACAACAAACGTCAAACATAACCTTGACGTTGATTTGGACCTGAATGTTGATGGTGGTGACATTACCACTTCTGCTACTTCGTTCAACCTCATCAATGGAACAGCAACTACGGTTAATTTCGCTGGGGCTGGAACTTCGATCAGCATTGGTTCTTCTTCAGGAACAACAAACGTCAAACATAACCTTGACGTTGATTTGGACCTGAATGTTGATGGTGGTGACATTACCACTTCTGCTACCTCTTTTAACCTTCTAAATGCCACTGCTACAACGATCAACTTCGGCGGCGCAGCGGATGTTTTAATTGGTGGTGCTGCCAAAACCATAACAAGCAATGGCAACTTCGCAATTGCTACTGACAAAACGTTCAGTCAGTCTGGAACAGGAACGTTTAGCACTGGATCTGGCGCAGTTAGCCTGAATGGAAACACTTCCGTCACGGGTTCAAAAACATTCACCGTTGGAACTGGAGCAACTTCCCTCGGCGGTTCATTGTCAGTTACAGGAACCACAACTTTATCTGACAATGTCACGGTTGGTAATAATAAGTCTGTAACCCTACAGTCAGATTACACCGCAGGATCGACTTTCGATGGCGATACTGTTCTCAAGAGCTACAACGCTAATCTTGGTGCTGGTCTGAGTATAAATGGATTGTCAGTAATCGCCAACGCTACGAAGGTCACAACTACCACAACAAACGGAACAAATATCGGACCTTCGTTCGATATCGCTGATTACAGAACCGTTGAGTTTACCGTTCAGATCAAACAAGGAACTAATTATCAATCATCGAAGATCCTTGCCATCCATGATGGAACTAACGTTCAATGGAATGAATACTCTATAGTGAAGATAGGAACATTCACAACAGCAGATCCTATCCTGACCCCAACGATATCTCAAGTTGGAACTTCTGGTAAGTATGTTCTAAATATAGTTGCGCAGTCTGGTTCAACAACTTCGACGGAATATACTGTCACCGCCATCGCAACTGCAATCTAATTGAGGAAAACTATGATTAAACTTGAATTGACTATTAACGAAGTAAATTTACTACTGGCATCTCTTGCAAAGCAACCATTCGAGGTTAGCTCTGACCTAATTTTCAAAGTAAGAGCGCAAGCAATGCCGCAAGTACAACAAGAACAGCAGCCAGAAGAAGTGGCTGCTGAATAAGGAGACGACATAAATGTCAGCATTATCAAATTATCTAGAGAATAAACTCGTAGACCACATCTTCAGAGCACAAGCATTCACTGCTCCTACGACGGTTTACGTTGCTTTGTTCACTGCAGCTCCATCCGATTCAGGTGGCGGCACGGAAATCACCATCGGTTCTAACGCATACGCAAGAGCATCTGTTTCATGTTCTCTTGCAGCATGGGCAGGTACGCAGGGAGCAGGAACACAAGCAGTTTCGTCAGGAACTGGTGGTGTGACAAGCAACAATGCAGCAATCACCTTCGCCACTCCAACTGGATCTTGGGGAACTGTGACTCACTTTGGATTGTTCGACACAGCTACTGCAGGTAACTTGTTACTCTGGGGAGCCCTGACTGTTCAACAAACAATTAATACCGGAAACACGGTATCATTTGCTGCAGGTCAGCTGCAGATCACGTTCGCATAATAACTATAACAGCGAACTTTAAGGCTGTCTTTTGACAGCCTTTTTTTGTGATAAATAATAAAGGTGCATCTTAATATAACGAATCATGGCACATATAAAACCGGACAGAGTAAGAGAGCTTTCGCAGTCAACAGGAACTGGTAATTTTGTATTATCAGGTGCAGTTACGTCATTTAGGACGTTCGCCTCCGTTGCGTCTGTCAATGATACGTTTTTCTATACTATCGCAGCTCTTGGATTAAACGAATGGGAAGTTGGTTTAGGTACATATACCGCAGCAAATACATTCCAAAGAACTACTATTATTTCTTCAAGTAATGCTAACAGCACGGTGAACTTTAGTGCTGGCGATAAAGACGTATTCATCACATCCCCTGGTTCTAAGTTTTTACAAGCCGATTCTTCAGATTCCTATGGAAGTTTCACCGCAGCAACTATAACTGCTGCGTTAACGGGAAATGCCAGCACAGCAACCACTTGGCAAACTGCAAGAACCTTAACGATAGGGTCAACAGGTAAATCAGTCAATGGATCTGCAAACGTTAGTTGGTCATTGGCTGAAATTGGAGCACAAGCAGCTGGTTCGTATCTAACTGCTGAAGCGGACACTCTTGCTACTGTGACTGGAAGGGGTGCATCGACTTCTACTCTCAGCACGTTCAGTGGCGGTATTGTCGCATCGGCTGGTATATACGGCGCAGCTTCTGGAGCACCAGATGTTGCTATATGGATGGTTTCACCATCAAACCCAACATGGGGTATATTTTATAACGAAGGTACTCCAGATTATATTGAATTCAAAGCTAATGGAACTGTAACATCAAAAATTGCTCTTGATAGCGGTGATATTACAACTACTGGCGGTCTATACGCAACAACAAAATCATTCTTGATCGATCATCCAACCAAAGAGGGGATGAAACTGCGCTATGGTTCTTTGGAAGGTCCAGAGAACGGTGTTTATGTTCGCGGTAAACTTAAGGGCAGAGTTATTGAGTTACCTGAATACTGGACAAAACTTGTCGATCCAGATTCAATCACAGTGCAACTAACTGCTATTGGTAAAGGACAGAAGTTATATGTTGAGGATATAAGAGACAATAAGATTTATATTAACAACGATGGGCTATTTGCAGGAGAGCCTTATTGCTTCTATTACATATTAGCTGAGCGTATTGATGTCGAGAAATTGCAAGTGGAGATTGGGTGATGGCGGTGGCATATGGTAAAAGAAATCTTGGTTTATTCACTAATGGAGATTTTGAGAGCGGTTCGAACACAAATTTTTCTTTTGCCTCAATATACAGCAATGACGCGTATTCCGGTTGTTATTCATTATTGTTTCAAAACAATGGCAGCCCAACTAGAATTGGTTCTGAATACATAAAAGTTGATACATCAAAATACTATAGAATGACCGTTAGAGCTAAAACTATAGCGAGAAGCACGCCAAATAATTATCTTGGTTATGGTTATCTTGGATTCGCCACATACGATCAGTTTTATAATTTCATTGATCTTAGACATTGTGGCGGGGTTGGTAATACTACTTTAAGTAGGGCTTTAAACCCAGGAGATTCATATGCTTATATAACAAGCAGTGCAGGATGGTCAACATTAGCTTTATATTATTATCGTCATTTTATGATTAACCCTGCCACCCATCCATATTATTCAACTCCATGGGGGTACTCAAGAATAGGATACGGTGATTATAATATATGTTACTCCCCGACAATAACATTCACAGGAACAGATTATCAATTAGCGTTACAAGATATTAATGGTAATGCTATAACAATGCCAAACATTGGATACTCTTTACCAGTAGGAACTCCTGTATTCAATGGAGTGGCTGGGGGAACGTATAGTTATATATGGGTTCCTGAATTCCCAGAATCTTGGACTTTATATGATAGTGGGTGGTTCACTGGTGAAAATAGAAATAGCTCAATTCCATTTAGATATGGAACGAAATACATAACATTCATGCATTTAGAAAATTATGGAAGAACTGCAGAAACTACTCCAGCAAAATATCTAATGGACGAAATACGATTATATCAATCCCCAATTTCAACTGCATCTATACCTTTATGAAACCATATTACGAAGTTTTAGAAAATGGGAATTATTTGGTAAGTTTAATAGACACTTATGGTTTTCCAATGTTTATTGAAATGACAAGAGAAGAATACACATCATTATATGGCTCTTAATCATTCATCAAAGATAATAACTGACGGTTTAGTGTTCTATTATGACGCGAATAACCGCAAGTCTTGGAACGGAGGTCCATTAACAAATCTTTATTGGAACAATGGTTCTCCATTTGCTCCTTGGACCGTAGGAGGAACTAATACTGACATAACTGGAACATATGAAGATGATGGTCCAATAAAAGGAGCAAAGACATATAAATTCAATAAATCCGGAACTTCTAACCAGTGGAATGGTTGGGAAGGAACATATGGAAATATATGGACTGGAAATGCAGGTGATATATGGACAACAAGTTATTGGTATAAAACTGCAGCTCCAGCTGGCTTGACATCTTTTGGTGTAGGTTCGTTTTATCTTTCTGATTGGTCTAGAGCTTACTCGAGCACAATTTTATCAAATGTTAACTCTATAATTCCGGATGGAAAGTGGCATTATAATTATACAGTCACTCAAATTAACGAAGCATACACAAATGCAATTACAGTAGATGGTCCAAGTTGGGGATACAGTACTTCATCGGGAGTATTATACTTAAACGGTCTGCAGTGGAATAAAAACTCGTATGCATCTTCTCCATATGGTTATGCATTTGGAGCTAGAAGCAATACGGATTCTATTAAAGATCTAGTTGGCGGTAATACTATTACTGCAAATTCATTAACTTATAATTACGATGGTACAGGTTGGTCGTTTAATGGAACGAGCAATTATATAACGATTCCACAACCGTCTATACAAGTTTCGCCGAACAGGTGGACGATATCTGGGTGGATTAAACCAAATGCGAATCAAGACACGTTTTTCTTAACTCCACAGTCTGCTGGTGTAGATCACTTTTTAGCCCTAACATCAACTGGTCAATTTAGATTCAGTATAACTGAATCGGCTGATGTGAATAATAGAACATACTATTCACCAGCTGGAACTGTTCCAGCTGGATCTTGGACGCACTTTTCAGCATCCATTGATAATCTCACAATCAAATTATTCTTGAATGGAGTTCAGCATATCAATCAAACTGAAACTATTCCTATTGCTAATTGGAGCGGGAATTGGATTATTGGTCAAAGAGGAAATAATACTTTTTGGTTAAACGGTAATATTTCTGGATTAAGTGTTTACAATAAAGATCTATCCGATTCAGAGGTTAAACAGAATTTCAACGCATTAAGAGGAAGATACGGAGTATGAGTTCTTATTCTGGTCCAAATGAAGTGACTAATGGATTAGTATTCCAGTATGACATGGGAAACACTAAGAAATCTTGGCTTGGTCCCCCTTCTGTAAATTTATGCTTAAACGATAGCGACACTTTAAATGGAACAAATTGGTATGCATACTGTGCAGGCAACACCAATAACATAACATATAATACAGCTGATATAAAAGATCCAGAAGGTAATTACACTGCAACGAAAATAGTTAGAGATTCTGGAACTGTTTGTGGTGCTACTGGTGCTTGGGGTTTAATATGGGGTCTAGCTAATGTAACTGCTGGAGTAACATACACCATTAGTATATGGGCGTGCGCACCAGTTCCTATGTCAGTTTGGTTTGCCATGAACGACGCTGGAGGTGGCGGAAGTATAAATCTAACTTCTACATGGCAAAGGTTTACATTCACCAGTGCACTTCCGGCTTCTGGAACTGGTGATAGAGGTTTGCAATTTATTATGCCAGCTGGTTCTGGAACTGCATATTTCTGGGGAGCTCAATTAGAAGAAATGTCATTTATGACACCATATATGAGCACAACCAATAATCAGGGTTCTAGGACTATAACAACTTCATTAAAAGACCTAACATCAATTAACTCAATAACTTCTTCAAGTCTGACTTATGCATCAGACAACACTTTCTCTTTTAATGGAACAACAGATTTTATAACAGCGAACATAATAGGAAGTTCAACTGGTTTCACCAAGGAAGTTTTTATTAAACCGACTAATATAACAAAAGACCAGATGTACTTCGGTTATTCAACAATAGCCGCAGATTATGTAAGAATACTTGGTTCTAAAGCATTTATTTCAGTTAGCACTACTGGTGGACAAAAGAGCTTAACTCATTCTCAAACTTTACAAAATAATAATTTCTATCATATAGTTTCCACTTATGATGGAGTTAAGTTGCGAATATACGTTAATAATAATGTTACTGAGGGTGTTGATATTAACTTGCCATTAAATGGATGGGGTATCGACAGAATTGGTAGATGGAGAGATGCAGATCAAAGAGCTTTTGTTGGAGATTTATATGTAGCAAGAGTTTATAGTAGAGCACTAAGTTCAGATGAGGTCTATGAGAATTTTAATTCCCTTCGCAGCAGATTTGGTTTATAAATAAATACATAGTATTACTAAAATAACGTCATGGCATTAACAGATAAAGATATTTTAATCACGCCAAATAAGGGTCAGACTGCCGAACCTAAGATTGAGTTCAAGGGTGCCAGTTCGACGGTTGGCGCGCAAACAATATCTTTAAATGTATACCCAACTGATAATGGAACGATTTCTTTTGAAGGAACTGCTGGTCAATTATTCTCTATAACAAATTCTTTATCAGGAACCATATACTCAGTAAATGACGTTTCTGGTATACCAAGTATAGAAGTACTTGATACTGGGCTTATTAAGCTCGGACAATACAACGGAAACATATTACTTGGCACTGCAACTGATAATGGATTAGACAAACTGCAAGTTAATGGTAGTATAGCGTTATCAAATAAGACCAGGATGTCATCTATAACATATACGACAACCACAACTTCTCAAGTTGCAATCGATACATTTCCTTCAGCGACATATAGAACTGCGAAATACACAGTACAGTTGTCCAGTGGTTCTAGTTATCAATCTTCTGATATTCTGGTTGTCCATAATGGAACAACAGCATACCTTTCTCAGTATGGATTGGTTAATACCAGCTCTGATCTTGGTTCTTTTGATTGTTCATTATCTTCTGGAACCGTTTCTTTGTTATTGACTCCGGTTAATGCATCAACCACAGTTGTTATGCATAGAATACTTATTAATGTGTAATAACTAAATAAAATAACTACAGCGGCTTGATGATACAATGACAATAACAAACTTTAAGCTAAAACAAGGCATTTATGTCGGTGCTATAAAAATCATCGACTCCGGTGGAAATTGGGTTGGTCCAGGCACGAATCTATCTGGAGCAGTTGGTCCAACAGGTTTTCAGGGTCCACAGGGAGGATCTGGTCCAGCTGGATTCCAGGGTCCACAAGGTCGTCAAGGAGCTCAAGGTTTCCAGGGTAGACAAGGTTTCCAAGGTCCGCAAGGAGCACAGGGTCCGGCTAATGCAATAGTTGGATTCCAAGGGGCGCAAGGTTTCCAGGGTAGACAAGGAGCTCAAGGTCCACAGGGGTTCCAGGGAGCTTGGGGTGCTCAAGGGGCGCAAGGTTTCCAGGGAGCGCAAGGTTTTCAGGGATTCGCAGGAAACCAAGGTCCGCAAGGAGCACAGGGTGTTCAAGGTTTCCAGGGAGCTTGGGGTGCTCAAGGAGCACAAGGTTTCCAAGGAGCTCAGGGTTTCCAGGGATTCGCAGGAAACCAAGGTCCACAAGGTTTCCAAGGTCGACAGGGTTTCCAAGGAGCGCAGGGGTTCCAGGGCGCAGCATCATCGGTCACGGGAGCTCAAGGTTTCCAAGGAGCACAAGGTTTTCAGGGCGCGCAGGGATTCCAAGGTCCATCCGGTGTACAAGGCGCGCAGGGTTTCCAAGGAGCACAAGGTTTTCAGGGAACAACAGGGTTTACGGGGTTCACTGGCGCGCAAGGTTCCGCAGGTGCACAAGGAGCGCAAGGTTTCCAAGGTCCGCAAGGAGCCCAGGGTCCAGCAGGTTTCGTGGTTGGCGCGCAAGGAGCACAGGGTTTCCAGGGAGCAACAGGATTCCAAGGCAGACAGGGATTCCAAGGAGCATGGGGCGCGCAGGGTCCGGCTGGATTTGGCGGATTCACTGGCGCACAAGGGGTACAAGGTGCGCAAGGTTTCCAAGGAGCACAAGGTTTCCAGGGAGCTTGGGGCGCACAAGGCGCAACTGGATTTCCCGGATTCGCTGGAGCTCAAGGAGCACAGGGGTTTCAAGGAGCACAGGGTTTTATCGGTAATCAAGGAATCGCTGGTCCCGTTGGAACACCAGGCGCAACTGGATTCCCCGGAAGGCAAGGATTCCAAGGTCCACAAGGAGCGACTGGATTTCAGGGTGCACAGGGTGTAATAGGTCCACAAGGCGCGCAAGGGTCGCAGGGTTTCCAGGGTGCACAGGGTGTAATAGGTCCACAAGGCGCGCAAGGAGCAGCTGGAGCAACGAGCGTACCCGCTGCATCCGTGTCAGCAGTTGGAATAGGAACTCCTGCAGGTCCAACCGGAACTGTGAGAGCAACGTCGGATATCGTTGCTGGAGTTTCCGACGCAAGACTTAAAACAAACATCAATGAGATCCCGGATTGTATCGACAAGATAATGCGAATAACAGGAGTGTATTATACTTCTAATAAACTGGCAAAAGAGCTTGGAATATATGAAGAACACCCCAGATCTGTTGGTTTAATAGCGCAACAAGTTGACGAAGTGTTCCCCGAGGCTGTTGAGAAGGCTCCAGTCAACAATAAGTACCTCACTATAAAGTACGACAAATTAGTCCCTACTTTGCTGCAAGCTATAAAAGAACAGCAAGAATTGATAAAGTCTATAAAAGAAAAAATAGAAATAAGAGGAAACCGTGGCTATTAAAGAATTCGTTGTATTAAACGGTATTGCTGTCGGTAACCAGGCTGTCGTCAATGCTTCTGGTGAATGGGTTGGTCCAACAGCAAATATAACTGGTCCACAAGGAGCGCAGGGTCCACAGGGATTGACTGGAGCTTCTGGTTTCCAAGGTCCACAAGGAACACAAGGAGCACAGGGTTTCCAAGGAGCGCAGGGTTTCCAGGGTGCAACGGGATTAAACGGTCCAGTTGGTGCGCCTGGAGTTCAAGGTCCACAGGGAGCGCAAGGAGCGCAGGGTTTCCAAGGAGCAGCTGGTACCCAAGGTCCACAAGGAGCCGCGAGTGGAGTCCAGGGTTTCCAGGGAGCACAGGGGTTCCAAGGTGCACAGGGATTCCAAGGAGCCAGAGGTCCGACGGGATTCACTGGTACCCAAGGTCCACAAGGAGCCGCGAGTGGAGTCCAGGGTTTCCAGGGAGCACAGGGATTCCAAGGTGCACAGGGATTCCAAGGAGCGTGGGGTGCTCAAGGTCCACAAGGAGCACAAGGAGCACAAGGATTTCAAGGCGCGCAGGGCTTCCAGGGAGCACAGGGTTTCCAAGGCGCACAAGGTTTCCAAGGCGCACAGGGTACACGAGGTCCGCAAGGCGCACAGGGGGCAACAGGATTCCAGGGAGCACAAGGTTTCCAAGGTCCGCAAGGCGCGCAAGGCGCGCAGGGATTCCAAGGTCCGTCCGGTCCAGTTGGAGCACAAGGGTTCCAAGGTCCGCAAGGATCAGTTGGTTTCCAAGGTCCAACAGGTTCCCCAGGAGTCCAGGGTTTCCAGGGAGCACAGGGGTTCCAAGGTGCACAGGGATTCCAAGGAGCTCAGGGCGTCGCAGTAGCTATAGCTGGATTCCAAGGTCCACAGGGAGCAACAGGATTCCAAGGCAGACAGGGATTCCAAGGAGCACAGGGTTTCCAAGGAGCTCAGGGCGTCGCAGTAGCTATAGCTGGATTCCAAGGAGCGCAAGGATTCACTGGTTTTACTGGATTCCAAGGCAGACAGGGATTCCAAGGAGCACAGGGTTTCCAGGGTCCGTCAAATGGAACGAGCGGTTTCCAAGGTCCACAAGGAGCACAGGGTTTCCAAGGTCCACAAGGAGCAGTTGGTGCACAAGGAGCACAGGGGTTCCAAGGCGCGGCGTCGTCAGTAACTGGTCCTGCTGGATTCCAGGGTCGACAAGGATTCCAGGGAGCAGCATCGTCAGTAACTGGTCCGCAGGGATTTACAGGTCAATCTACAGTAACTTACAGTAATGGGACATACCTTGGCGTTAATACCCCAGTTGGACTAGCAGGAACCATAAGAGCGCAGTTAGATATAGTGGCGTACTACTCAGATGTGAGATTAAAGGATAACATCGAATATATTAAAGATGCTGCGACCAAGTTATATCAATTAAATGGCGTTTATTACACACAAAACAAAGATGCCGAGAAATATGGTTACAACAACTATTCCAGACAAGTTGGTCTGTTAGCACAGGAAGTTCAACAAGTTCTACCGGAAGTCGTCGCAGTAGCCCCATTTAATGACTGCGAAGGAATAAATGACACTACTGAAGAATTCCTGACGGTGAAGTATGAACGTATTGTTCCATTGATTATAGAAACTATTAAAGAACAACAAAGAGAAATAGACATTCTAATGGAGCAGATAGATGATTAACAAGTTTACCGTAAAAAATGGCGTCTCCGTTCTTAGTGACGTAATCGATTCTACAGGCACTTGGATTGGTCCACAAACTGCTCTACAAGGCTTAACGGGCGCAACGGGCGCCACCGGATTTCAGGGTCCACAGGGCGCAACTACTGGTCCACAAGGTTTCCAAGGAGCACAAGGTTTTCAGGGAGCACAAGGTTTTCAGGGAGCCATTGGTTTTAATGGATTTGCTGGACAAAATGGTCCAACTGGTCCTGTTGGATTCCAGGGAGCACAGGGCTTCCAGGGAGCACAGGGCTTCACTGGGTTTCCAGGAAACCAAGGTCCACAAGGTTTCCAAGGAGCAACTGGATTCCAAGGTCCACAAGGAACTGCGAGTGGAGTTCAAGGGTTTCAGGGTCCGGCTGGCTTCACTGGGTTTCCAGGAAACCAAGGTCCACAAGGTTTCCAAGGAGCAACTGGATTCCAAGGTCCACAAGGAACTGCGAGTGGAGTTCAAGGATTCGTTGGCGTCACCGGGGTTCAAGGGGCGCAAGGTTTCCAGGGAGCACAGGGAGCAATAGGTCCACAGGGTGTTCAAGGAGCACAGGGGTTCCAAGGCGCAGCGTCATCCCTAACTGGCGCACAAGGTTTCCAAGGAGCACAAGGTTTCCAAGGAGCAACAGGATTCCCTGGTTTCGCGGGAAACAGAGGTCCACAGGGCGCTCAAAGTGCAGTTTCTGGCGCGCAGGGTCCACAAGGATTTATTGGAGCTACTGGATTCGCCGGAGCCACAGGCACGGTTGGCGCACAAGGAGCACAGGGTTTCCAAGGCGCACAGGGGTTCCAAGGTCCACAAGGATTCCAAGGGGCAGCTGGAACTCAAGGTCCACAAGGAGCACCCGGAGTTCAGGGTCCACAAGGAGCACAAGGTTCACAGGGCTTTCAAGGAGCACAGGGTTTCCAGGGTGTAGCTGGAACCCAGGGAAGACAAGGTTTCCAAGGTCCACAGGGTGCACAAGGCGCACAGGGGTTCCAAGGCGCACAGGGTTTCCAAGGTCCACAAGGATTGCTTGGCGCACAGGGTCCACAGGGTCCGGTAGGTGCACAAGGTCCACAAGGAGCAACGGGCGCTACTGGATTCCCAGGTCCAACTGGCGCGCAAGGTTTCCAAGGAGCAGTTGGTGCGCAAGGAGCACAGGGTTTCCAGGGAGCGCAAGGTTTCCAAGGAGCCCCTGGATTTCAAGGTCCACAAGGAGCAACAACTACAGCGTATGTAGTAGCTTCCCTGGCGGTAAACACCCCAGCAGCTCCAACTGGTTACTTATATGCAAGTGGTGATATAACTGCGTATTACTCAGACGGTCGACTAAAAGAAGTGTCAGGTCCGATATCAGACCCACTTTTGAAAATTTCTAAAATAAATGGCGTGTATTACACATACAACGATCTAGCTAAAGAATTGGGGTTCACTGATTCAAGACAGAGAATCGGTTTCTTGGCGCAAGAAATACAAGAAGTATTACCAGAAATCGTTAAGCCAGCGCCATTCGATTCTAATAAATTCGGACACACAATAAGCGGAAATAAATACATCACTGTAGATTATGCAAGAGTGGTTCCTTTATTGATTGAAGCTCTGAAGGAACAAAAGAAACAGATAGAGGAATTGAAGAAGTCTCTGTAAAATAAGGATTCGTGATGAATGGTGAGTGGTGTTATTATAAGTCATTTTTTGATAAAACAACCTGCGAGCAGATAATAAGAGGCGCCCAAAAGATACCGAGTCAGGCTGGACAACTCGGCAATGGCGCCAATACTCTGCAAGATAGTTCCATAAGAAGAAGCGAAATCAGGTTTGCCAATAAAGGCGACCCTGATTTCCAACACGTATTTGATTCTTTATGGAAAAATGCAATTGAAGCCAACGAACAGTTCTTTGGTTTTCATATAAGCAAGCTAGAATTCATACAGATAGCCAAGTATGATTCTTCATATAAAGGCGAATATAAAACACATCATGATGTGTTTTGGTTAAATGACGATCCAAAGAATCACAGAAAACTTTCTTGTGTAATACAATTATCTGACCCCAATGATTATGATGGCGGAGATCTTGAGATAAATGAAGCATCGGAAGCTCCATCAAGGGAAGATCTGAGACAGCAAGGCACAATGATATTCTTCCCGTCATTCCTTCGACATCAAGCCAACCCAGTCACCAGAGGAACACGATACAGTATAGCAGCATGGTTCGAAGGACCAAAATGGAGATAATATGAACGGAGAATGGTGTTATTTTAGGTCATATCTGAGCAAATATGCATGTGAAAACATAATCAAACTTGCAAAAGAAATGCCAGCTGATAAAGCGGTCATAGGCGGATTTAATAATCAATTAGTAGTTGACGAACAGTTCAGAAGAAGTAATGTAAGGTTTGTCAATAGAGGTAATTGGAAGTTCCAAGAGTTATACGACACATTATGGAAAACTGCTATACAAGCAAATGAAGATTTCTTTAATTTTCATATAACCAGATTGAACTATTTTCAAATTGCTGAATACGATTCGTCATATTTGGGGGAGTACAAACTACATCAAGATACAGTTTGGTTAAATGGCGACCCGCATTATCATAGAAAGCTGTCATGTATTATACAGCTCTCAGACCCGAATGATTACGAAGGGGGTCAATTCGAAATAAGTGATGCATTGTACCCACCTTCTGCAGATGAACTAAATCAACAGGGAACGATTATTTTCTTCCCGTCATTCCTTCGACATCGGGCTCTCCCGGTGACAGCGGGAACTAGATACAGTATAGCAGCATGGTTCGAAGGACCAAAATGGAGATGATTTTATTATGCAACATGGTAATGATCCCTTTGACTATTGGATTATAGACGATTTCCTTATTGAAGATCTAGCAAAGAAACTATCTTCAGAATTTCCGGCATACGACTCTCAAGATTGGTTGTTTTACAACAATCCAATCGAACACAAGAAAACCATCCACGATTGGTATAAGTTTCCACCAGAGACTTACGGTTTTTTGTCAACGTTAGTATCAAAAGACTTCGTTGATCACATATCAGAGTTGACTGGCGAAAAGAGTCTTTATGCCGATCCCGGATTACATGGCGGTGGCTGGCATATTCATGGTAATGACGGGCGCCTGAATGTTCACATGGATTATTCAATTCACCCTAAGATGAAACTCTTGCGTAAGTATAACTTAATTGTTTACGTATCGGAGAATTGGGATAATGCTTGGGGTGGGAATCTGGAGCTCTGGAGTCATGATCCAATAACAAATCAACCAAAAGAAAAAAGAGTAGTTATTGAGAATAAATTCAACAGAGCTGTTCTGTTTGATGCGTCAAAGAACTCTTGGCATGGTTTTTATGACAGAATAAAATGCCCAGAAGGAAATTACAGAAAGAGTATAGCTGCCTATTACCTCACTAAAGTCCCTGACGGTGCATCGAATAGACCAAGAGCGTTGTTTAGCCCAGCACCAGAACAAAAGAATGACGAAACTGTTATGAAATTTATTGAATCAAGATCAAAATGAATAAACCAAAAATTGTAATGATAACCATGTTCAAGAACGAAGCAAAGGTTATTGAACGTATGTTAAACTCATGTTTAGGTAATGTAGATTATTACGTTATGCAGAACAATGGGTCCACTGATGGTTCGGACGAGATTGCCAAGAAATTTCTGATTGATCATAAACTATCCGGTGAGATTTATGATATTGAAGAGGGTTGGGTCGGATTCGGTTACAATCGAGATCATCTAATTCGTTATTGTCAATCAACTGATCATGGTTGCGATTGGATCCTCAAAATGGATTGCGACGAGGTTCTTGAGGTCGATGATGATTTTGATTGGAGTCTTTTGTCAGATAAATCAATACAAGCATTTGACATAACAGCGCAAGGCGGCAGTTGCCTATATTATAGAACATGGATGTGGAATGCTAATATCCCTTGGGCGTTCCATCATGACCCATGTCACGAAACAATTTACAGCCTTGACCCAAATATAGGGTCTAATTATAAAACACATCAATTACCAAATAAGATTCGCCAGCGCGGATTTAACGAGGGGCAGAGTTGGAGTGATCCCAAAAAGTTCATTAATCATTCACTTGAATTAGAACAAGAGCTAATTAGGGATGATTCTTTCTTCACTCGGTTTTATCATTTCTGGTATTTGGCAAAGAGTTATTTTGACGCAACATGGTCTCCGGCATTCCCTCTTGGTGAATCTCAACAAAAAGAATTCGCGAGGCGTGCGATATACTATTACAGAGAGTATGTAAATGCGTCTCTTAGAGTATTAGATAAAGACCCAAACGCATGGATCGAACATGAAATGTGTTATTTCGGTCTGGTCCAGAGTGCGTATTTACAAAGATATCTTGGCGATATTGAATCTTGTATTAAGACATTGGAAGAGTCGGAATGGTTCGCACCTGATAGAAACGATCATTTAATTTCTTTGGCTGAACTTTATAGGGATACTGAGGATTTTGAGAATATGTTCAAGGTCACATCTATACTGATGCAGCCAGAAAGAACAAATCCTTTCCCAAGAAGAACTCTATTTATTGAAGAACACCAGTACAACGACAGCAAAACTGGTTTTATACAAGGATTACACGAGATGGCTATTTCGCGGTATAAACCAAAGAGTTTCATCAGCCCATTGGCGATGAACCCAACCCCATCAAAGAGAATGTTTATCGTTGATAATTTCTATGCAAACCCAGATGCAGTTCGACAGTTGGCATTGACTCAGGTTGAGTTTGAAGAAGACATTCGTTGGTACAAGGGTAAGCGGTCAACTAGATCATATCTCCCAGATGGCATAAAAGAACGTTTCGAATCAATTATTGGTCAGAAGATCACTAGATTCGAAGAATATGGAATGAATGGAGTTTTCCAGATAACCACATCCAAAGATCCACAAGTATATCATTATGACGGTCAAGAGTGGGCAGCTATGATTTATTTGACGCCAAATGCCCCAGTACAGAGCGGAACCAGACTACATCGATCAAACATCACTGGAGCTAGAAGTAGACGAGAACCAAACGTTGAGGCGTCTTTCAACGGTGACTTCTTTGATTCCACTAAGTTTGACACCGTAGATGTTGCTGGCAATATATATAATAGACTGGTTATTATGGACGCAAGCTGTATCCATTCAGCAGGAAACTATTTCGGAAACTCCGACGAGACTGGTCGCTTGATTCACTTATTCTTCTTTGATTGAGATTCACCATGAAATTTAGTTTGATTACGCCTGAGCACAGTGAGAGCAACTTACCTTATCTTATCGAACTTTATCGGAGTATAAAGGCACAAACATACACTAATTGGGAATGGGTTATTTACGCAAATAATGGATTCGACCCGAATAAAATTCCCCAGTACATCGTAGAAGACCCTCAAGTGGAAGTTTATTTTGATGATGAACGCTACGAGAATATAGGTCATGTTAAAAATAATGCATTCAGCTTGGGTAATGGTGATATTCTAGTTGAGGCGGATCATGATGACCTTCTGACCCCAGATTGCCTGCAAGAGTTGTATAACGCATATCAAGACGAATCTGTTGGATTCGTGTATAGCGATAATGCAGTATTACCAATGGGCGACATCGAATTCAATCCTTATGGGGTTGCTTACGGGTGGTCACATCGGATGTACAACCACAATGGTCGAGAACTATACGCAATGAATAGTTTTGAACCATCTAGTCAAGCAGTATCGTTTATTTGGTATGCGCCAGATCATGTTCGTTCTTGGAGAAAGACTGCATATGAAGCGGTCGGCGGATATGACGTCAATGAATATGTATGTGAAGATCATCAGCTGATGATCAAAACGTATCTACACACTAAGATGAAGCGTATTCCCAAAGTTCTGTATATCTACAGATTGACTGGTGATAATACATGTCTTAATCATAGAAATGAAGCCATCCAAATAAGAACCGTCGAACTGTTCCGAGAATATGCAATGCGTTTGGCTATGCGAGAAGCAGAACTAAAGGGATTATTAAAGGTGGATATTGGCGCTGGTATCAATCCTCTGGATGGATTCATTACTGTTGACAACCGAGAAGAAGCTGATATTAACGCAGACTTGAATAACGGTCTACCATTCGAAGACAATTCTGTTGGAGTACTAAACGCAAGCCATATTCTTGAACACTTGAAAGATCCGATCAAATCAATGAAAGAGATTCATCGGGTTCTTGCGAATGGCGGCTGGGCGTTTATCGATGTGCCTAGCACCGATGGAAGGGGTGCATTCCAAGATCCGACGCACGTTAGTTTCTGGAACGAAAATAGCTTCATGTACTACACGAATGCCAATTTGGCTAAATACCTTGGAAACACAGGTATAAGATTCCAAAAGTACCGTGTCGATACGCACTTTCCAAATGAATGGATGAGAAGTATAAACTCTTGCGTCACGAGCGCATGGCTTTGTGCGGTTAAAGATGGTGGGGAAAGGTTACCAGGTTTATTAGAAATCTAATGGATGGCGGCTAATTACGCATTAGCCTCTGCTGCCTTAGCGTCGCAGGGGTCATTACCGATACTGTTGTCAGCATCGATAACAGTATCAGCAGTCACATCTAATGAAATAACGGTTCTACGAGATTTATCGGCGTCAGTATCAGTCTCCGGTTCTATAACTGGTGATGTAAAACTCGTTAATAATGCTGGATCTTCTATTGATGCATCCGGTTCTATAACTGGTGATGTAAAACTAAACAACAATCTTGTAACCAGTTTATCAGTCTCCGGTTCTATAACTGGCGACGCAAAGCTAGATAATTCTGCCTCGGCGAACATCACTGCAGCGGTAACTTCTGATGTTGCAGCGCCGTTTATACTGAATCCATTAAGTACCAGTGTACAGGCTACGAATGTAACCAGTACAGTGCTTAACATAGATAAGCTGCTGCAAGCGACTATTGATATTTCCGGTGATGTCTCCGGCGAAATAGTAGTAGTTTACCCCAATTCAAGCAGCCTTAATGTCACTGGATCGGTTGCTAATGCTTACTTATTTGTCGCCAATAATATATTAGGCGATATTCAGGTAATTGTAACGTCAAATGTTTCGGAAACTGTTCAAAAGGATTTATCAGCGTCAATTGAATCGTTGACAATCAACGATGCCGAACTAAATGTATCAAAGAATCTTTCTGGTTCTTTATTAGTTGATACGGATATTAGTGTTGGTGTACCTCTATTTTGCAATGCGCAAGTATCAGTCAAAGCGTACCCTCTACTGAACGTTAATGGAAATGTCACTGGATCGCCTGGGGGTCCAGCTGTTGGTGGATTTATACCGTTGTCTTCTCTGAGATTAATACGTCAATCAGAAACTTCTGATCCAGAAACATACACTGTAACTGTCAGTTTCTCAGAGGATGCAAATATAATAACGGAAATAGTTGAAGTCGATCTTGACGACAACCCAGCTGGAGTTATTTCTTATAGCTATACCGGTAATCAAGCAACATTTAACGTTCTCACACCAAGAGCGGTATATGCAGAATCGTCGACATTCGTTTTATCCAAAGAAGTGGTACCTATTTACAATACCCGTATAGATTATAACACGAAATTTAGTGCGAAAATTAAACAATCAAGAATTGGTAATAATTTCTACTCAACCAAGTTCTTCATTCCTGGAAATTACTTGTGTTCCCTCAAAGATGATGGCTATGGGAATATAAATTTATACGAGTGGTTTGATACGATAACACCTGAATACGTCAGAACAGTCGGAACGATCGATTATGATACTGGTGCCATTTTTATAAAAGATCTGAACATAATTGCGGTTCAAGATTCTAGAATGTTCTTTAGAGTTGAATCTCTGGATGCATTAGCACCAACCAAAGAGTATCTGGATCTAAAGAGTACTCAGCTAGTACAGAGTTCCACTGTGACATTTCCTTCTGGAGAAACAGTTCAAATATCCAGTTATGAGAAACAGACAGATCTTGTAATACTATGGGCGTATATAAAAGCGAGATCCTATGACATTTCAAATCCATCTGTCACCCTAGAAACGCGAGAAGCTACGTACAAAATTATAATCTTACCTGATTACGATTTGAGTAAACAGAAGATACTACAAACACTGGCGGCGGAAACCAACTAAATAAACTAAGAGGTAATTATGGCAACCGTAACAAACTTAGAAACACTAAAAGCATATATTCTCAGAGAGCTTGGTTCTCCGCTGGTTAACGTCGATGTTACAAATGAACAGCTGGAAGATCGTATCGATGAGGCTATTGAGTTTTTCCGCGAGTATTATTTCGACGGTCTGGAAAAGGCGTATCTGAAACACCAGATAACAGCGCAGAATATAACGGACGAGTATATCCAATTACCAGATCACGTATGGTCGGTTAATAGAATTTTCCCGTATCCAACTTCAAGCGCATCGTCCTCTGTAAATATATTCGACCTGCAATATCAGCTGAGAATGAACGACCTTCGTGATCTAACAAGCACAAGTCTGATATATTATCAGCAAGTCATGAATCATGTTGCTCTCATTGATAATCTATTAAATACTCAGAAGCAGTTTAGATTCAATAAGCTAAATGGTAAGTTGTACATCGATCAGAAATGGGGCGTTTCTCTCATCGAAGGAAATTGGTTAATATTCGATGCTTACACCGCTTTAGATCCAGCTACCAGCCCTAAATTATGGAATGAAAGATTATTCAAGCAGTATGCCGTAGCTCTCGTGAAAAAACAGTGGGGAGCAAATCTTTCTAAGTATGTAAACATAGCTCTACCAGGTGGCGTCACTATCGATGGTCAGAGAATCTATGACGAAGGTAAGTCTGAAGTTGATGCCTTGGAAGAAAATATCATGAACCAATTGGCACCACTTGAGTTCCAGATGGGTTAATTCAAACACTACATTAATGATTATACTACATTTTCTCAGCTAAAAAAATAAAGTATGCTAAGGTTATACAACTCAGTTTACAACGAAGAAAACACACTGATTCAGAGCCTCATAACAGAGGCTATACACATTCATGGTGTTGACTTCCTATACTTACCAAGAACCTTAGTAGGTAAAGATGATCTTCTTGGTGAGGATCGTTTGAGTAAATTCGAGAGCGCTATACCAATTATCATGTACATGGAAAATAGCGATGGTGGTTTCCAGGGACAGGGAGCATTCGCTGCTAAATTCGGTCTGACGATGGAACAGTCAGCGACTCTAACTTTATCACGAGTCACTTGGAATAATGCTGTTGCTGCGAACCCAACTGTTCTCTCTGCTCGACCAAAAGAAGGTGATCTGTTATACTTTCCAATGACTGGCGGATTGTTTGAAATCATGTTCGTTCAGCACCAGGATGCATTCTATCAAGCAGGTCAGTTGTATGTTTATAAATTGACCGTCGAGTTGTTCCGTTATGCTTCGGAGCAAATGAACACTGGCGTTGCTGCTGTTGATGCATTTGAGAATCAGAAGTCCGCTGATGTCAACGTCAATACAGCTGATGTTCCTCAATCGTATGGCGGCAACAGTAAGTTCCGTCAGAGAGCCGATGATTTCGTGTTCGACACGAACAACCCATTTGGTGACGTATAATGTTTGAAGTTCCGTACTATCACGAGCTGATAAAGAAAGTCACCATTGGATTTGGCGCACTCTTTAGCCAAGTAAAGGTTATTCGCAGTAATCCAAATAATCCAGCAGCAACTCCACAAGTCGTCAATGTTCCGATTGCTTATGGACCGAAGGAAAAGTTCATAACAAGAATTGAACAAGACCCGAATTTAACTGGTCATGTGTACATTACACTACCAAGAATGGCATTCGAGATAACTGGTTATTCGTATGATCCATCTCGAATGGTAAATCGTTCAAATAAAATTCAATGTAAGAACGAATCTGGTGTAACATCGACATATTCTCCTGTTCCTTATAATATTGACTTTCAGTTGTCGATATTAACAAAGGGAACAGAGGATGCCCTAGCGATAATAGAGCAAATACTTCCTATATTCACTCCGGAGTATTCTTTAAGCGTCAATGCTATTCCTGAACTGAATATAGTTCAAGATATACCAATTATATTGGGTGGTGTGAGCGTAAGCGATGATTATGAGGGCGATTTCTCTATACGAAGATTGGTCACTCATACATTAACATTCACCGCTAAGTTGAATCTGTTTGGTCAACTAACTTCCAATGGTGTTATTTTACAAACTAATGCTGTTATACCAAATCTGAACGCAGGTTATTACGCAACGATGGACGCAGATGGTAACATCATCGTTGATCGTTGGGGTGACGCTAATACTAATAACAAACCTCTGTCTGGTAATGCTCTTGCTGAAGTTGATATGAGAGTTCTGTATTAATGGCAACTACTTTTTATAATGCCAATCCGAACCTCAAGTCGATTGGGGTTCCTCTTCAGTTCACGGCAGATCAGCTTGAAGAGTATATCAAATGTAAGCAGGATCCAATTTATTTCATAAAGAACTACATCAAGATTATTTCTCTTGATAAGGGATTGATAAACTTTGAACTGTATGATTATCAGATACGGTTTATAAATTGCATGCATGAGAACCGTCGAGTGATAGGTATGTTTCCTCGACAGCATGGAAAGACAACTACTGTTGCTGCGTATCTCTGCTGGTACTTGATATTCAATGATAGTAAGACCGTTGCTATTCTCGCCAACAAAGCAGCTGCTGCTCGAGAAATTATGTCTCGACTTCAGCTGATGTATGAGAACCTTCCGAAATGGTTGCAACAAGGCGTGGCTGAGTGGAACAAGGGTTCAATTGCGCTGGAGAACAACAGTAAGGCATTCACGGCTGCTACAAGCTCAAGTGGTATTCGTGGTAAATCAGTCAACTTCTTATACGTTGACGAAGCTGCTATCATACCAAATACGGTTGCGGACGAGTTCTTCACCGCTACATATCCAACAATTTCCGCAGGTGAAACTACAAAGATTGTATTGACTTCGACACCACTTGGTTTGAATCACTTCTGGAAATTCTGGTCAGAAGCTGAGGCTGGTATAAATGGGTTTGTTCCAGTACGAGTTGAATATACGGAACACCCAGATCATAATGAGCGTTGGGCAGCGGAGCAGAAGCAATTACTTGGTGAGTTGAAGTATCGCCAAGAGGTTTTGATGAATTTCCTTGGTTCATCAGCAACATTAATCGATGCCGATGCAATTATGCGCATGCCAGTTATTGCACCAATATACTCCAAAGACTGTCTTGATGTGTACGAAAAACCAGTTAAGGGTGAAAAGCCACATACATATGTAATGGTGGTTGATACAGCCAAGGGAGTTGGTGCTGATTACAGTACATTCGTAGTTATTGATATAACAAGTGCTCCATATAAGATGGTCGCTAAATATAGAAATAACAAAATGCCTCCGATGTTATATCCAAGCGTTATATACAAAACTGCTATGGAATATAATCAGGCATATGTTTTGATTGAGATAAACAGTAGCGAACAAGTTGCTCATATATTCTATAACGAGATGGAATATGAGAATGTCTTGTTTGTGACTAAGAATTCCAAAGGACAGGCTGTATCTGCTGGATTCGGTGGAGGAACAACTCAATACGGTGTTATGACCGATAAGAAGGTGAAACGTATTGGCTGTTCAATGTTCAAAACATTAGTTGAAGAGTCTAAACTATTGATATGCGATTCCGATGTAATATCCGAGATATCGACGTTTATTCAGGTAAGAGATTCTTATGCAGCTGATGACGGGTATCATGATGACCTTGTGATGCCTTTAGTTTTATTCGGTTGGCTAACTACCAGCCCATATTTCAAAGAATTGTGTGACGTAAATCTTCGAGAAGTTATGTTTAAGCAGAGAGCCGAAAATATCGATGCTGAAATAATTCCAGTTGGTTTTTTCACGGATGGGACAGAAGTTGAGCAAGAAATTTTCAATTTCTAGCAAAAATGTAAAATCACTAAATAAAACATGAGACCCACTCATCAGTTTCAACAGATTAAAGGAAAAATATAATGCCTATACAACTATCACCATCAGTTGTTGTTCAGGAACGAGACCTAACAAACGTAATACCAGCAGTTTCCGCAAGTATCGGCGCTACGATCGTTGACGCTGCATGGGGTCCGGTCATGGAAGTAACGACTGTCGATTCGGAAAACGCTCTTGTTTCTCGTTTCGGAAAACCAAATTCTTCTAACGCAACTAGCTGGTTCACCGCAGCCAACTTCTTGGCATATTCGAACAATCTGTTGGTTGTTCGTACAAAAACAGCTGGGCAAAAGAATGCCGTAGGAACCGTTGGTGGTTCCGTTACTGGAGTCACCGTTAACTCTGGTGGTACTGGTTATGCTGATACCGTGACGATAGCGTTCAGCGATGCTCCTACGGGTGGAATAACTGCAACTGGAACTCCAGTTATTTCTGGCGGCGTGATTACCGATATCGTCATCACTAATCCTGGTTTCGGTTATACATCGGCTCCAAGCATCTCGGTGTCTTCCGGTGGTACTGCTAACTTCAGCGTGACAATCGCAAACGCTGGTGTTGCAATCGACAACGAAACTCACTACACAAACTTGTTCTCAGCAGGAAATGTTGCTGTCTATGGTGAGTTTGCTGCAAAGTATCCTGGATCTTTGGGAAATGCAATCACCGTTTCCATGGCGGATAGCTCTAGCTACGCTACTTGGGCATACAAAGCATATTTCAATGGAGCTCCTGGAACTAGCTCATACGCTTCGGCTGTTGGCGGTTCTGCTGATGAACTTCATGTTGTCGTTATCGATGACGATGGTCGTTGGACAGGAACCCCTGGAACCCTTCTTGAGAAGTTTGAGTACGTTTCCAAGGCTTCCGATGCCAAGAAAGAAGACGGAACTGCTGCATATTACAAGACTGTGATCAACGATCAGTCCAAGTATGTGTGGTGGATGGGTCATCCAACAGCAGGAACCAACTGGGGTCAGGCAGCAAGCGGCTTAACTTTTGCAAACTCCGCTGCAGTCACAAAGGCATTGGCTGGCGGTACTGACGATTTTACTAGTACTGATGGTGAGAAAATAGCTGCGTTCGAACTGTTTAATGCAGACGAGCAATATGATCTCAGCCTGATCATGTGCGGTAAGGCGAATGCTACTGTAGCTAATTATGTTATTCAGAACGTCGCTGAATTCCGTAAAGATGCTGTTGCATTTGTTTCTCCGGAAGATAATTCCAGCGGAAGCATCCTTATCGGAAATGATTCAAGCATAACAACTAAGCTGATTGCATACAGAGATGCTCTGCCAAGCAGCAGCTACATGGTCGTTGACTCTGGTTACAAGTATCAGTACGATCGTTACAACGACGCATACCGTTGGATCCCTCTGAACGGAGATATCGCTGGTCTGTGTGCTCGTACCGATGAGACAAATGATCCATGGTTCTCACCAGCTGGTCTCAATCGCGGTCAGATTAAGAACGTTGTCCGTTTAGCTTACAACCCACGTAAGACTGATCGCGACAATCTGTATGTTGCTGGTCTGAATCCAGTCGTTTCATTCCCAGGTCAGGGTGTTGTTCTGTACGGCGATAAGACTGGTCTGAAGAAGCCATCTGCGTTTGATCGTATCAACGTTCGTCGTCTGTTCATCGTTCTAGAAAAGGCGATTGCAACTGCTGCTAAGTATCAGCTGTTCGAATTCAATGATGGATTCACTCGCGCTCAATTCCGTAATATCGTTGAGCCATTCCTGCGTGATGTTAAGGGTCGTCGTGGAGTTACAGACTTCCGCGTTGTTTGCGATGAGTCGAATAACACTGCAGAAGTGATTGACACGAACCGTTTCGTCGCAGACATTTATATCAAACCTGCTCGTAGTATCAACTTCATCCAGTTGAACTTTATCGCCACTCGCACTGGCGCTGAGTTCTCGGAAATCGCGGGTTAACTTATAAATCCCCTGGGAAACCAGGGGATGCGACCTAAATACTAAAAACTAAAGGAATCATAAAATGGCAGACATATCAGCGTTCAAAGCGCAAATGATTCAAGGCGGTGCACGTGCTAATCAATTCCGCGTTGAGATCACCTTCCCAGCAATAATACCAAATGGTGCATTGGCTGGTCAGAAATTGCAGTTCCTAGCAAAGTCTTCACAGTTACCAGCTTCGGCAGTTTCTGACGTTTCCGTGATGTATCGCGGTCGTCCAGTACACTTTGCCGGAGAGCGTGAGTTTGCTCCTTGGTCAATCGAAGTGTACAACGACAACGATTTCGTGGTTCGCAATGCTTTCGAAGCTTGGATCGATACAATCCAGAATTCTGAGAACACAAACGGTCTTCAGTCACCTGCATTATATCAAGTTGATATGGCAGTGATCCAAACAGACCGTAATGATCTGGAAGTTAAGCGTTATACATTCAAGGATGCTTGGCCAACTGAAGTTGGAGCAATCTCTCTTGATTGGGAATCAAATAACCAAATTGAAACTTTCCCAGTGACATTCCAGTACAATTTCTGGACTTCGCCTACATCTCAGGGCGCTCTGGGTTAATTAGGAATACCAAGTGGAAGTTAACGTTTTTGGATTCACTATTAAACGAAAGAAGGATGCGGACACCCCAATTCCTTCTGTCGTGGCACCGAATAATGATGATGGTGCATATGTGGTTGGTGCCGATGGCGCTAATTATTATGGGTATGCGTATAATCCACTTGGAGAAGCGAAAACTGAAAATGATCTACTTCGAAGATACAGAGAAGTTGCTGTATTCCCAGAAGTAGATCAAGCGATTAATGACATCATCGACGAGGCTCTCGTTTTCGATGATGAGAAGTATCCCCTACAGTTGGATCTGGAAGATTCTAAACTACCAGATACCATAAAGAAAAAAATAACTGCCGAGTTTGAAGAAGTTCTTTCTTTACTGGAATTCGACTCTCGCGGTTTCGACTGGTTCCGTCACTGGTATATCGACGGAAAGATTTATTTCCACATGCTGTTCGATAAGGAAAACTTTAAGGACGGCATAGCTGAAGTTCGTTGGATTGATCCACGAAAGATTAAGAAGATAAGAAACGTCAAGAAGGAAAAGTTACCTAATGGCGTTGAAATGATCAAGACAGTTGAAGAATACTATCTCTTCAACGATGCGGGTATTGATGATAAAACGTCTCAGGGCGTTAAGTTAACACTTGACTCAGTTGTTTGTTGCACGAGCGGTATTGTTGATCCAAACAATGGATTGATCCTTTCGCATCTACAGAAGGCAATCAAACCAGCCAACCAATTAAAGATGGTTGAAGACGCATTGGTAATCTACAGAATGACTCGCGCTCCCGAGAGAAGAATATTCTACATTGACGTTGGTAACCTGCCAAAAGGCAAGGCTGAGCAATACGTCAATGAAATAATGAACAAGTTCAAGAACAAACTTGTTTATGATGCTTCCACTGGCGAAATAGCTGACAGTAAGCGACATATGTCAATGATGGAAGATTTCTGGATGCCACGTCGTGAAGGTGGTAAGGGTACAGAAATCACAACATTGAACGGCGGACAGAATCTGTCTCAGCTAGATGACGTTGAATACTTCAAGCAGAAGCTGTTTAGATCTCTCAACGTTCCACTTGGACGTTTGAATCCAGATCAATCATTCAGCCTCGGAAGAAGCAATGAAGTTTCCAGAGAAGAAATCAAATTCCAAAAATTCATTGATAGACTTCGCGCTAGATTCAACTCGTTGTTCCTTGATTTGCTGAAGGTTCAATTGGTCGCCAAGGGTGTTATCAAGATCGAGGAATGGGAAGACCTTAAACAAAAGTTGGTCATTGATTATCACAGAGATAATCATTTCTCCGAACTTAAAGACATTGATGTCATGAATGGTCGTCTGGCTGTTCTGCAACAAATGGATCCATTTGTTGGCAAGTATTACTCAAAATCTTGGGTACAAAAGAATGTTCTTCGATTGACTGAAGAAGAAATTGAAGATCTAAACGATGAAATCGGTGGGGAAGCAACTGACGGGACATACGGTCCAACAGTAACCCCTGATATGAATGGAGCTTAATATGAACGAAGAAATCCGTGGTTTAATTGATGCTATCAGTTCTGGCGATAGCGAATCTATTATGACAAATTTTGATTCTTTGATGAATCAGAAGATTGCATCTGCTATTGAATTTAGAAAACAGGAAATATCTTCGTCATTGTTTGGTGGCGAGAGACTAGAAGAAGTCCCTGAAGAAGAAATCGAATCGGAAGAATCAACAGAAAATGAATGATATCATAGAAGAGCAAACTGAACTTCATTTAATTGATGGGGAAGTTTGCATTCGCATTGATTCCGACTGGTATTTGAATGAGGAACGAGTTTATATTAGTTCCTTAGATGAAGCGCACGATTTGTTGAAGCAAAAAATAGAAGCGAAAAAAGAAGCATTAAGTTCTTTAAGAGAAGAAATATACGATACTAAGCGAGCAATAGTAATTATTAAGCAGCATAAAGAAAAAGTAACGGAAAGTATTTTACATAACTGCATTTCGTGCGCTTCATCTAAGAAACTAACAAACGATCCTGCTGTGTTAGAATTGCGTATGACTGGCGATTCTATTCTAAATAAATACATATTTGTGCTTGAGAATAATGACATTGTAGCTCTGAGTGAAAGAGAAATGGATTTATTGAAACTATTCGATAATGAACTTCTTGAACACGGCAAAAAATCAGCGGAAAATCTAAAAGAAATTCTTGAAGGAATCTATTAATGGCAACTAAAACCATTATGAAGTTAACCGAAGGCGTGGCTATCGTAAAGATATCCGGATCCGGTTCTTCCACAATCACTCTAAACTCAGATCTGTTATCACCAACTCAGATTATTCAAGGAACCCCAACCGTTGGTATTGGGCAAATCCAGTGGTCTCTGAGAGGAACGGCTGATATAACTAGAAATTCAGTTAACGTTTTCGAGCTACAGAATGACTCTGGATGGTTTGATCTTAACGGTAACGGTGGTATGTTAGACGCCACACAAGGAACCAGTGATATCGTTGTTAACATCACAACTGGCGGCACGGTTTTCCTGACATTAAGAAAACTCAGCGGCTACAGATCTAAGATTGAGCCATACGCATATGGTCCAAACGATGATCCAACTCAGGTAGGACAATAATGAAATTTCTAAGAGAATCAACGGATTTCAGTGAAGTTCGTTTGCTGACTGAGGGAATAGACAAGCAGCTATTCATCGAAGGCATTTTCGCTCAAGCTGAAAAGAAAAACAGAAACGGACGTATCTACGAGAAGCAGATCATGGAATCTGCTGTCAACAAATACGTTTCTGAATTCGTACAATCAAAAAGAGCTCTGGGTGAATTATCTCACCCAGAGAATAGACCAACTGTAAAACCAGAATTCGCTAGCCATCTTATCACCAAGTTCCAAATGGAAGGTAATGATGTGATGGGTAAAGCCAAGATTCTGAATACGCCACAAGGTCAAATCGTTAAAGGTTTGTTAGAAGGTGGTGTTCAGCTTGGTGTTTCTACAAGAGGTCTTGGTAGTGTTTCTGAAAAAGCAGGAACAATGTATGTTGGAAAAGATTATATGTTAACTGCAATTGATGTGGTTAGCGATCCTTCCGGTATTGATTGCTGGGTGAATGCAGTCAATGAGAGCGCGGAATGGTTGATTACTGATGATGGGCGTATAGTCGAATCACTAAAGAAACAGATGCAACGCACAAAGTTGACAGAAGATAAAACACTTGAGATGTTTCAAAAATTCTTGAGGGATATTAAGTGAGATATCAAATCGTTGATGGTGTTTATGCCGTGTATTCGGCATAAATTGACAAATTGTCAAAACGAGTACTCTCGGCAAAAATAAATAAACACTAAATATAATATACAGGTAAAGGAACCATATATGTCAATCGAACAAAAAATCGCACAACTGATGGAAGAAGCCAAGAAACTGGAAGAAACCGTCAGTGAAGTTGCTGAAGAAACAGCTGCTGAAGAAGTTGTTGAAGAAACAACCGCAGTAGCAGAAGAAGTTATCCCTCAAGAAGTATCAAAGATCGACCTAGGATCTTTGTTCGAGGGTGAAGAGTTCACAGAAGAATTTAAGGGCAAGGCAGCTGAACTGTTTGAAGCTGCCGTTGCTGCACGTGTGAAGCAAGAAATGGCTAACGTGCAAAAGAGTTTAGAAGAACAGGCTCTAACAGAGTCTGAAGAGCTAAAAGAGGGTCTTGTTGATAAAGTTGATGGTTATCTCGACTACGTAGTCGAGCAGTGGATGCAAAAGAATGAGCTTGCCCTTGATCGCGGCATTAAAGCCGAATTGTTTGAGAGTTTCGTGTCTGGTATGAAGGATCTGTTCGAAGAGCATTATGTTAATGTTCCAGAACAAGAGCTTGATGTACTTGAGTCGTTGGATGCAAAGGCTACCGAACTTGAACAACAGTTAGCTGAGTCAACCGCGAAGAATGCTGAATATGAAGCAAAGTTCAAAGAAATCGCAAAAGAGAAGCAGATCCAAGAAGCATCGAAAGATCTTTCTGATCTGGAATCTGAGCGTTTCAAGCAACTGGCAGAAGAATTAGCATATGATGATGAAGAGACTTTCGCTAAGAAACTCGAATTAGTTATAGAGAATTTCGTGAAAGCTCCAAAAGCAAAATCAACTGTGGTTGAGTCTGTTGTAACAGATGCTCCAGTTGAATTGAAAGAAGAAGCAACCATTGACCCAATCATGGCACGTTATGTAAGTGCTCTTGGTGTCAAATAATCAACTTAACAAGAAAGAAGTTAAAAAATGACAACTCGTCAAGATTTAGTTAAAAAGTGGGCTCCTATTCTGGAGCATGCTGATCTGCCACAGATCAAGGATAACTACCGTAAGGAAGTTACCGCTCAGCTGTTAGAGAACCAAGAGAAAGCCGCTATCGAAGAGCGCAAAGCTCTGTTCGAAGATGCACCTACCAACTCCGGTGGTACAGGTGTTGCTCTGGGTGGCGCTGGCACCAATGCTAACATGGCTGGCTATGATCCAGTCCTGATCAGCCTGGTTCGTCGTGCTGCTCCTGCAATGATCGCTTATGACATGTGCGGTGTTCAGCCAATGACTCAACCTACAGGTCTGATCTTCGCAATGAAGAGCAAGTATGACAACCAAGCTGGCGCAGAAGCTCTGTTCAACGAAGCAGATAGCGACTGGTCCGGTAAGGGTGACCAACAAGGTACTAACCCAGCCGATCTGATCGGCGGCGGTACTTATACAAACGGTACTCCTATCACTACTGCTGAAGCAGAAGCTCAAGGTTCTGGTAACCCAAATCTGGCATTCAAGCAAATGGCATTCAGCATCGAAAAGACTTCCGTCACTGCTGAAAGCCGTGCACTGAAGGCTGAGTACTCTGTTGAACTGGCTCAAGATCTGAAGGCTGTTCATGGTCTGTCTGCTGAAGCTGAACTGAGCAAGATTCTGTCGGACGAAATTCTGGCTGAAATCAACCGCGAAGTTATCCGTAAGGTTTACATCGCTGCTAAGGTTGGTGCTCAAACTGGTACAGCTAGTGCTGGCGTTTTTGACCTGGACGTTGACTCCAATGGTCGTTGGTCTGTTGAGAAGTTCAAGGGTCTGCTGTTCCAAATCGAACGCGAAGCCAATGCAATCTATCAACAAACACGTCGTGGTCGCGGTAACTTCATCGTCTGCTCTGCTGACGTAGCTTCCGCTCTGGCAATGGCTGGTGTTCTGGACTATGCTCCTGCTCTGTCCACAAACCTGAACGTTGACGAAGCAAGCAACACTTTCGCTGGTGTTCTGAATGGCAAGTACAAGGTCTATGTTGATCCTTATGCTGCTAACCAGACTCCTGAGCAGTTCCTGATGGTTGGCTATAAGGGCACTTCTGCTTTCGACGCTGGCGCATTCTATTGCCCATACGTTCCTCTGCAGCAGTACAAGGCTGTTGATCCAGCAACTTTCCAACCTAAGATTGCTTTCCGCACTCGCTACGGTTTCGTTGCTAACCCATTCACCAGCATGACTTCTGGTCAGAACATCTATTTCCGCAAGGTCAAGGTCACAAACCTGATGTAATCGGAACTGATTGTATCGAAAGGGAGCTTCGGCTCCCTTTTTCATTTCAGCTAAATAATACAATCGGAGGAATTATGCAACAACTATTAGAAAAAATATTCCAAAATCCAGATATTGTTGCCTTATCAATAGCTGTTACAGTATCAGTCCTTCTAATGTCTTGGTGGCATTATAAAACGGATGTTCGATTTGATATAAAAGATATCATTATTGACACCGCCACTGGCAAGGTTTCTTTATATAAAATTGGTCAAATAGTTGCTCTTATAATATCCACTTGGATAATTGTTCATGAAACAAAGAGCAACAGGCTTAGCGAATGGTTATTTTTGAGCTATATGGCAATCTGGTCTGGTACAAATCTAGCCAAAGCTATTATAGAAAAAAATAATACAAAGAATAATGAAGTCAGTAAAACATCTATAGAGTATACGCCAAAACCAAAATACTCAGAGGAACCAGTACCGAACCAAAGGTATGTTGAGGAAGATAAATGACAGTATTAACATGCCCGTTTCCAGAGAACGTCAATCCGCTTAATCCAAACGGTTTCTTATTCTCTGTTCAGAAACTTCCGGAAGTAACCTTCTTCGCGCAAGAAGTTGAATTGCCATCGATATCCATCGGAACGATAACGCAAGCATCTTCTGTACACGATATTAAGATACCAGGCGAAACTGCAGAATACGGTTCGCTAACTCTATCATTCCTGGTTGATGAAGAATTCAAAAACTGGAAAGCTATATACGCCTGGATGATTGGTCTTAGCTATCCACAGAATCATGAAGTTTACACTAGGTTTCTGAATTCAGCCAAGAACGCAAATTCTTATAGCGAACTTGCAAAAGGCTACTCTGATGCATCGCTAACTATACTTGACAGCTCGAATAATCCGATTCAAAATATAACGTTCGTTGATGCGTTTCCAACAAGTTTGTCATCACTTCCGTTCACATCCACTAACACTGATGTTAACTATATGAGGGCAAGCGTAACGTTTGATTATACGTACTACACTTTACTTTAACCTAATCTAACTATATTATGACCCTTGATGAACTGAAGTCCCAATGGGAACAAGACTGCAATATCGATGATATTAACCCTGATCGCTCAGCTGCGCAGTCGCCCCACCTTCACTCGAAATACCTCAACATCCTTCTGGATTATAAATTGCGTCTGACAAAGACGCAGTTCGAGTATTCGCAACTAAAATCGGTAAAAGCCAAGTATTTCCGAGGCGAGATGACTCGAGAAGAACTCGAGGAACGCCAATGGGAACAATGGCAATATAAGACATTAAAGTCCGATATCGAGCAATTGATTGATGCTGATTCTGAAGTCCAAAAAATTCAGGCTCGAGTTGAATACCTGAAGTGCGTTATCTTCTTCCTAGAATCAGTCATTAATGAAATACGAAATAGGAGCTTTCACATCAGAAACATCGTGGAGTTCCAAAAGTTTAGAGCAGGCGTATGATTAGGGTTGAACAATTTAATGAGACTCATATGCGAGTCTTCATTGATGATTTTGGTATTGAACAGGAAATAAAGGATTTCTTCACATTCTTTGCCCCTGGATATAAGTATCACCCAAAGGTGAAAGCTAAAATCTGGGACGGAAAGATATCGCTATTCGATTCTCGTAAGAAAACAATATACAAGGGTTTATTAAACATCCTTGTTAAATTCTGCAAAGACCGTAATTACGAGTTCTCTGTAGATAAGAATATTGATACATCAACTGACGTAACTGAAGAACAGATTAGGCAATTCATTGATTCTCTCAATCTTTCGGCTCGTGGAAACAAGTTGGAAGTTCGAGATTATCAGTATCAGGCTGTTCATAAATCGGTTGAAAATAAACGCAGTCTTTTGTTATCACCAACGAGTTCTGGAAAGAGTCTAATCCTCTACAGCAAAATACGATTCCACCTAGATACGTTTGGGCATAGGATTCTCGTTGTGGTTCCTACGACAATGCTTGTTGAACAGTTGTATTCTGATTTCGAGGACTACTCATCTAATAATGGGTGGGCAGTAGACGAGAACGTGCAGACTCTTTACTCCGGAAAAGAAAAACTCTTCACGGCTAATGTCATGATATCAACTTGGCAAAGTTTGACTGCTATGATGAAAAATCAGCCAAGAGAATTCGCGGATCTTGTCAGCAAAGTTGACGTTGCGTTGTTCGACGAAGCGCATACATACAAGGCAACTGCAGTTCTCCAGACAATGGAGAAGTTCAATCAAACCGAGTGGAGAACTGGAACAACCGGAACTATCGACAACAACAAGATCAATGAGCTGTGCCTGATTGGATTGATGGGTCCTATATATAAAGTGATCACCACGAAGCAGCTGATGGATGCGGGTCAAGTCACTGACCTAAAGATCAAAGCTCTGATGTTGACTTACCCTGAACACGTACGTAAAGAAATGAAGGGTATGAAATATCAGGATGAAGTCGAGTTTATCATTGCAAGTGATGCAAGAAATAAGTTCATTGCGAACCTAGCCAATGCTTGCCAAGGAAACACTCTGATCTTGTTCAACTATGTGGAACGCCACGGAGCTGTTCTGTATGAATTGATCAAGCAAAGAGTGGCTAAATCAAACAGAAGCGTTCACTTCATCCACGGTGGAACTGATGTTGCTGATCGGGAGATGATTAGAAATGCAGTTGACGAAGAGGAATCCTCGATCATCATAGCAACTGCTTCATTGTTCAGTACTGGAGTCAATATACCTTCTATCGAGAACATTATTTTTGCTGTTCCCTCGAAGTCGACTATTCGGATCCGTCAATCAATCGGCAGAGGATTGAGACTGAAGTCAGGTAAATCTAAGTGCACTCTGTTCGATATCGTTGATAATCTGTCGTATAAGACTTGGAATAATACGACTCTAAAGCACTTCCAAGAACGAGTATCGATATATGACTCAGAACAGTTCAAGTGGGAGTTGTTAAAGATTGACCTCTAACATCTTCAACCTACATTAATGATTTTACTACATTTCTTGGTCTGAAAAAATAAACTTCGGAATAAAGTTTATTTTACTTCCTATGCTTATGCAGGCATAATTACGGAAACGTAACTACCTTTCTCATATGAACGTCCAGAAACCTGTCAATCCAAACAAGCCCAACCACTACATCGATAACGACAAGTTCTACGATGAGATCACCAAGTATCATTATGCATACAAGGCTGCTAAAGAACGAGGCGAAGAAAAGCCTCAGATAAGCAACTACCTCGGTGAATGCGTCAAGAAGATCGCAAAAGGTTTGGCTACAAAGAGTAACTTCAGAAACTACTCTTACATCGACGATATGATGTCAGCTGCGATTGAAGACTGCATCAAGCATATGCATTCCTTTGATCCAACCAAGTCGAGGAATCCGTTCTCATACTTCACACAAGCCTGTTTCTTCTCCTTTATCCATCAGATTCAAAAGGAAAAGAAACAGACTATCACGAAGAAGCGTATTCTGATGAATTCAGCGATTGAACTTTATGAGCTTCAATCTCATGATGACGACGAAGGGTTTGTTATGCCACTGATTCAGTATCTGAGTGATATTGATGTTTCATCGTTGGATATTCCAAAGAAAAAAGAAACCAAGAAAAACCTGGATTCATTGAATTCTCTGTTTGAAGATGAGTAAAGTTATATTGTTAGGAGACGCGCATCTTGGCGCGAGAAACGGTTCTACGAGATTTTCCAGCTTATTCAATACCTTTTTCACTGAACTCCTGTATCCTTACATGAAGGATAATGGAATCAAAGAGATCTATCAACTTGGTGATTTGTTTGATCAACGAACTCATGTTTCTCTGAAGGCACTGCATAATAGCAAGGCATCATGGTTTGATCCGCTGCGAGAAAACGGTTATACGATGCATGTTCTTCTTGGAAATCATGACATCTATCACAAGAACACTCTGTCGATCAATAGCCCAAACCTTCTACTGGGTGAATACTCTGACTGTATTAAATTGTATGATGCTCCGACTACCGTTGAGTCATTCGATATTATTCCTTGGATTTGTGCAGACAATCAAGACGAGGTGACTGAGTTTCTGAATAGAAAGAAAATCAGCAAGTATTGCCTTGGTCACTTTGAGATTGCTGGTTTTGCGATGTACAGAGGTGCTGAAGGTTCTCATGGAGGATTGTCACCTGCGTTGTTTGATCGATACGACATGGTATTCTCCGGTCATTATCACCATCGTTCAAATAAAGGCAACATAACTTACACTGGAACTCCATATGAAATTACCTGGAGTGACTTCGCTGATCCAAAGGGTTTTCATGTTCTAGACACAAAGACTGGCTCGTTGAAATTCATAGAGAATCCTTACACGATATTCCGCCGAGTTCACTACAACAATGGCTGGTCCGGTGATATTGATTCGTTGAAGGATTGTATCGTTAAGGTAGTTGTGCAGGAGAAGTCTGATCTTTATTTGTACGAGCGATTTATTGACAGCATCAAGTTAGTCGGAACGCATGATCTGTCGATCATTGAGAACCTGGATGATTTTAAGGACGGAGAAGTAGAAGAAACGATTGACTTGGAAGATTCTGCGGCTATAATTGATAGCTACATCGATAGCATTACGACTAATCTAGATAAAGATAAGATCAAGACTTACATGAAGTCCCTGTATAATGAAGCACTGACTCTATGATTATTTTCAAGACAATTACAGCAAAGAACTTCCTCAGTTACGGCAACTCCCCAACTACTTGGTATTTGGATAAACATCCGTCAACGTTGATCGTCGGTAAGAATGGTCATGGTAAATCCGTTCTGCTTGATCTGGTTTGCTTTTCTATCTTTGGTAAGCCATACCGTAATGTCAACAAACCGCAGTTGATCAATTCCATCAACGGTAAGAACTGTTTGACTGAAATGGAACTCACGGTTGATG